CGTCCGGCTGTAATGGGTCTGTGCTGCAATGTCCGGCAGCGGGAGCCGCTCAACGTACCGCAGTAAGGCTATCTTACGGTCTACCCTCCCAAGCGGTGCGTTTTTGATGGCGGCGGTCATTTGCTGTCGGTCAAGTCCTTGCAGCGCAGCGGGCAGCACTACACGAGCCGCCGCCACAGGCAGCACCGAGCCAGAAGGGCTGCGGGAGCTGTCCGGCGTTGCGCACCATAGTGCCAAGCACGGCGAAACGGTGACAAAACGTCACCATTTTGTTGACGTTACCAAAATCGCAATGAGTTCGACTTTTAACAGCTAAAAAGTTGAACTCATTTGCTAAAATGGCCGTTTTGGGCCACTTTTGGGAATATGTAGTGCTGCTCATAGTCTTACTCCTTACTCAGTGCCGCCTTCATGCGGTCAAAGAAAAACTGGATAATGGCTCCGATGGTCTCATCGGTAATGATCCACGAGATGAATCTGCCATACTTGCTGTTATTCAGAGCGGCCCTGAGCATCTTGACGACCCACGCCTTGCGCTCTGCGCCGCGCTTTGTACCCTGTATCTCCTGCTCGGCCCGCTCGATGAGGTCAAGCACCAGCGGCTTTGCTGCTGCGCCGTAGCCCAGCCGAATGCAGCCCAGTGCGTAAAAAATAAAGCCGCCCAGCATCAGCACAGCCGCCACCGGGGCGGGGATAAGGTCAAAAAGCTTAGTTGCCAGTGCTTCCATGATTGGTCACTCCTTTTAACAGATAGTTGTCGATGTCGGTGCGGCTCTTTTGCATTCCCTCGCGGTTGTTGCCGGAGAGCTGGGCGTCCAGCAAATTGCGCACCCCGTCGAGGGTCAGACGGCTCACCTCGTCGATTTCTTCAAAGCGGCGCTGGTCACGAGCGAGGGCCTGCGTGTGCTGAAGCTGGCCTTGCTCCAAGGTACCGATGCGCTTGTCCATCTCATCCAGCCGCTTGTTCTGCACGTTGTCCGGCTCCTGCGCCTTTTTGATGTACTTGTGGATAATTTCCAGCACCTTGTCGATGGTGATGGCTGCAGCGCACAGGCTGCCCAGGATGCCCAGTACCCACAGCAAAGCTTCTTTTTCGCTCATGCGCCCTCCCGGAGACGGGTCAGGCCCTTCTTGCGGATGATTTTGGGGTAGTTGATGGTGGTCACGTTGAGGTCTACGTCGCCGGAGATGCCCGGCACAGCGCCCTTGCTGGTGTGCTGGTGGGCGTTGTAGTTAAACGTCACATTGGGCGTCTTGCCGGTGTAGTCCGCCAGCCAGACGTCCCACCGCCCGGCCAGCCTTGCCATGTCCAGCTCATACTTGTAACCGGTGTAGGTGTACAGCTGGGCGTAAAAACCCATTTTCTCCACCTGTTCCAGCGCGTAGGCGGTGAGGTTGGTGAGGTCGAGGGTGCTCATGGGTTTGAGCTTGTTTTCCTCCACGTCCACGCAGATGGGGAGAGAAAACTCCTTGCCGTACACCGCCTGCCGCAGCAGGGCAAGCTCTGCATCGGCCATGGCCTCGCTGGCGGCGTAGGTGTAGTAGTAGACGCCCACGTCCAGCCCGGCAGCCCGGGCGTTGCGGTAGTTGGTCTCAAAGGTCGGGTCGATGTACAGGCCGTCTGCCCGCTTGGAGAGCTTGCGGTTGGTGCTCACGGTCTTGAGCATTGCCCCCTTGTAGCCCGCCGCAGCCACCTGCGCCCAGTCGATAAGGCCCTGATACCGGCTCACATCGATGTACCGGTAGGGCGGGTCGCCCTCCCAGCCGGTGACGGCCTCTGCCTTGGGAGCCTGGGGCGTAGGCTCAGGTCCACCGGCGTCCTGCTCGTCCCCCGGACCAAAGATGGCCCGCACAAGCTTTTCCAGCAGCTCCAGCAGTTTATCCATTGTAATAGTCCTCCCCCGTGATCTCCTTGTACTGCTCTTCACTGATCTCGCCGTCGGTCACCCGCCTCGCCAGCTCGGCTTTGACTCCGGCGCGGCGGCTTGTGGGCATCTCTGCCCAGGTCTTAGTCCCGGCGACCAACCTGTTTGCCCAGATCTTGTCCATTTTGAAATCCTCCTTACTTGTTGTTAATAGCTGCATCCAGCTCGCACAGCGAGTCCTCGATAGTCGCCAGCCGCTCTTCCGATGCCATGTCCTGCTCGCACATGGCGTCTTCCATCTCTGCGGCGGTCTTTGCCAGCCGCTCCGCCACGGGGCCGGTCTTGTCGGTCATCCGGTAGTGGCGGTCGATTTCGTACCAGTCATAGCAGCGCCCCTCCGCGTCCTCCGCGCTGCGCAGCTTGCGGACGACGCGGAAGCTGTCGGTGATGGTCTGGTCAGGATACTCCCGCTCAAGCTGGTGATAGCCGGTCAGATCAGTGTGGTGGCTGCCCTTGGTCTTGAGGACTTCGATGCGGCCCTTTGTGCCAAATACGTATTCCATGCGGTCTCCTCCTTATAAAGTTCATCGCCTTACGGCGCGGTTATCTGCGGGGGCTGCGGCCCCCTCAGACTCCCCCGTTGGGGAGTTCTTGGAGACGGCAGCCGACTTCATCGTCCATCCGCGAAACCAAATGACTGTTGACGAAGAACATACCGGTGTTTCTGTAATGTTTATAGAAACCGCCAACGAAGAGGCAGGGGCTCGACGAGTCGAAGAGCCAGCTATCGCACGAGTACGTGCTCTCGCTGCCGCTTGCAGCTGTAGGGATGAAGACTGGATACCCGCCGGTCGTCTTGACCGTAAAAGCGGACGGAATGCCGTTGGAAGGAACACCCACCGCCGTGCCGCCGCTGCTGTCGCTGAAGTTTGCGGGGTTGAGGATGATGTTGAGGCCGTTGCTATTGTAGTAGCAGCCGTCACACCAGTCTAGCACGTTATCCCACAGGCCCTCGATGTTGCGGTACTGAGTCCCGCAGCCGTAAGTGGTGCGGCTGTTCAGGGTCGTGCCGGTGTGGTAGGGCATCGAGTCGGTGTAACCCATCGACTGCGCGGAGCGGTTGTCTCCGCAGCCGTACCCGATGGCGTTTTGACTGTTCCAGTCGCAAAATTCGACGATATAGAGCAGCCAGACGGTAAACTGCATCGCAAAATCGCTCTGCCAGATGGACGAGCCGAGATTGTGGATGCCGGAGCGGGCCGAAGAGCGGGTGATATTTACCCGGGGGTTTCCGGTGCCGCTCCTATAGCTGCTGTTGCAGTGGTATCTGCCGATATACACCACGTCCCGTTCTCCGTGGCCGTCGCCTCTGTCCATGTGGGCAGGGCTGACGCTGTAACCCTCTACCGCGCGTTCGGCAATTTGGATAGTCATGCCAGCGCCATTTTGCTCCAGTTTATACCAGAATTTGGGGATAGCCACCATCGTGCCGCCGGTGCGTTCACTTTTTACCATGCCAGCCCAAGGCTGCAAGTTATCGAAAGGACTGCCATAGCTGCTTGCACCCGCGACGTATGGCACAGGGTCGGTAAATTCTTCTGCCTCGTCGGTGCGGCTCCACTTGGTGGTGCTGGTGCCGTCCCAGCTTGCGCCGTAGATGTGGATATAGGAAAGCTTAAGGGGGTAGTCCCTATACTCGCTCACCTTCACTCTGCGCTCGGTGGTCTCGTCGCCCAGCGTGGCCGTCACGGTCCATGTACCAGCGATGGGCAGATAGAGCTTGATGCTGCCGCTCTCCGGCACCGTGCCGGAGACGGTCTTGTCCCCGCACTGGGCGGTGACGGTGCTGCCCGCCTTGATCGTCACGGTCAGGGTGTAGTAGGTCAGAGTCAGGGTCTTGGTGCGGCAGTATTCCGCCTGCACCGTCTCCGTGGCCACGCCGGTGCCGAGCGTGGCGGTGACGGTCCACTCTCCGTCGTGGGGCAGGGCCGCAGAAAAGCTGCCGTCCGCAGCCACGCCGCTCACGTCTTTCTCGCCGTCCGAGAGGACGATGGAGCTGCCCGCCTCGGTCTGCACCACCACCCGGGGCAGCACGATGCTGCCTACAGCCGCAGCGTCCGCCGCAGCGCCGGAGATGGTGAGGGTCTTGTCAGTCTCGATTTTGATAGCGTTGATGCGGTCGCCCACGGCTTTGGCGTCTGCGGGTGCGCCCTTGACTGTCAGGGTGGGGTCGGTGCTTACGATAGCCGCTGCATTGTCCGCATACTGCTTCGCCGCAGCTTCACTCTTCGCCGCAGCGTCTTTACTTTTTTCCGAAGAGGTTGCGGCTAATTCAGCAGCGTCTTTTGCGGTTGACGCAACGGTTGCGGCGACTTCTGCCTTTTCCTTTGCAATGTCAGCCCCTGCAACATCACTCAGAGTGTTGAGGGTGTCGGCGTTCATTGGAGTACCCTCGACAACAGGTTCATCATTACGAATCAAAGTGATGATTTCTGATGTGCCATCAGATTTCATCATAGTCCAACGCCCGGGATATTTTGCTTTTCGGTCAACAAAATGCATAATAGGGTTCACCTCCGCATATTGTATCTGAACAATAAAGTAAATGGTCCTTTGCCATCGCTTCAATGTCAGACAAAACTTTTTCTATTTGATTGATAACCGCAAAATGATAACTCAGCGCCTCGGGAACTCCCGGGGTAGAACTTTTGCCGCTGCATTTGGAACGAATGGCTTTCACGTTATCAATCCACCGAGTGGCATCCGCAATGGTCAGATAATCATTGATTGTCCAACCAGCTTTCACAGGCACAGTTAAACCGATTGTTCCTGAAAAAATAAGCTTGCTGTCGTCGCCGTAATAAGCGCTTCCATTTGTAATGTTGACGTAGTCGTTTGCGACGACCCATGAGGGTTCGACAGAGGGCGGGTAGAAGTTGTTAGATGCGGCGAAATAGAGCTGGTATTCGACGCCCTTTTCCAGCGCGAAATCACCCATATCCAACACCACGTCGTTGTAGCCGCGGATAATGTCGATGAACTTATCCACTAGGGCGGTCGTGGAGCCGTATTTGCGCAGGACGGTGCGCATCGTACCTGGCACATAGCCCTTGACGCGGAATTCCAGCGAGCGGAGCCGCAGGCCCGCTTTCTTGGCCGTCAGCGGCATAAAGAACTCGTACTTGGCGGGATAAGTGTCCCACGCGGGGATGTCGCCGCTTTCATTTTTCGCAGTAACAACTTGAATGTTTTGCTGTACAATCCTTGCAGAATAAGATGCGCCAACGATTTCAGCAAGTTCTTTGATTCCGTTTTCAATGCGGTTGTAATCGGTGTAGCTGAGCGCACCTTTCATGCCAGAAGCCCATTCTTGCTGCTCCTCTTCTGTCCATGTGCCGGTTCTGGCTTTGGCTGTTAGCTCTTTTACCCGGTCAACATCAGCTTGCGTTCGGTCTGTAATCCACGTTGCCATATTTCACCTCTTAAAAAATCAGTTTGCCGTCAGCATCAATAGCAAGAGACTTCGGGACGGTAAATGCAGGGTGAACAACATTATCGTACTTACGAGGGGTTTCATCATTGGTGGCGTAGGAAATTGTCTCTGCATTGGTATTCACTTGTAACGTAGAATCATACACGGCGTATGCATTTACAAGTTTGCTGACCAACAGAGGCCGCCAGTACTTGTTGGCGCTTGAACTTGTGCCAGCAATATCACGAAGCATCTGAAGCGAGTACAGGTAAGGAGTTCTCGTCCAAATGGAACGCCCTCTCTCAGAACCCTCCATGTCAGAGGCAAGCATCGTTTTCAGGATTCCAGATGCATTTTGCAGGGGAGTGCCCTCGTTGTGCTTATAGCTCGGGCTGCTAGTTGTCCAATTCGGAGCATCAGAGCCTTCCGTGTCGTATCCAAACTCGTGGTGAGAAAGCAGAAAAATGCTTTTTGCCATCGTAGTCACTTTGCTACTGCCAGAATTGCAATAAGAGTCAGAAAAACCGGGAGTATAATAGATAGTCGTCTTGTCGATAGCTTGCTTCTGGGCGGAGCTGAACGAGTTGAAGTACTCTCCGTTGAGCCAGCTGTTTACGCTGCTGCTGGCGTAAGTAGACCATGTAGAGCTCCAAGCCATGATAGCCGCGTAGTGTTTTCGAACCAGAAGAGTTCGCCCGGCTCCATTCAGCTCGCTTTCGTAGTCATGCTTTGCAACGATGAACTCGGCCACGTTGCCACCCTCATTCATAAGAACGGTGCTGCCTTCCGCAACATCAAACAGATTGTAAGACGCCGTAGCGAAGGAGCATTCTGCGGAGACGCCGCCTGCTGAAGCTGTGACAACAGCCTTGCCCGGAGAGTTCCACTTGACTTGGCAGGTGGATTTTCCTTCTGCATTCGTCAGAACGTGAAGGGAGACGATTCCTTCGGGAGAAGCTGCCCAGTTGATTTTAGGAGAGTCAATAGAAGCAGGGGAGAGGGCGGCAGACAAAATAACGGACTCGCCCCAATCGAGCTGTTCGCTGGTATGGTCAAGAGACATAGCCTGAGCGTCTGCCATCATGTACCCCTCTACAGTACCTTTGAAACACCCGTTGAAAGTGTACTTTACATTGGTCGCCAGCAAGACAGCATCGTAATTGAACTGATGGTGAATCTTTACCATATCAAGGGCGTCAATAGTAGGGCTTGCCCGATATGTGAGAGAAGCCTTGCGGCGGTTGGAAAGGACTCCATAAGACTCTGTAAGGGCATTCCTGGATTTTGCAAGGATGTCCTTTGTGAGCATAACATTGCTCAAAGTCTGGCTGACGCCTTTGCCAGAAGGGCTTTCGGGATAAGCGTAGGTAACGCCACCTGCGGTGGTCACCACGTTGAGCATATTTTGAGCAAAGGTGATTTCCGGCCAAGAATAATTGTTCAGTACTGGAATGTCCAACACGGGATTGGATGTATCGGCTCCGTAGACTCTGTTAATTTTTATCACGCCATCACGAGTCTGGTACAAAGCCATTCCAGCAGCGTTTGCCGCAAGCTGCAAAATATCGGAATTGTGATAAGTAGACTCATCGCTTGTAATGTCGGTGGAGTAATCTTTCAGTTCATCCGAAATATCGAAGGTAATTTCATCCGCTTCCAACAGCTCCAAGGCATCGTAGCACATCTCATAGAGCGTGCCGTATTTTCTTCCGGTGTACTTCGTGCTGGATAGATACAGGAAAGCGTCTCGCGCCTGAAAGGACGCCTCAATACTGTTGGCAGGGACGCTCCACTCTGACAGGAAAAACATTCCTCCGCTCACCCATTCAGTCTTTCCGTCAACATCCATTCCATAACGAACGGTGACAGGCTGGCGCTCATAGATGTACTTGTAAATCCCTTGAGGGTTTACGGAGTCCCATGTGCGGTCACTGTTGTCTAAACTAAAGGAAATCGACTCCTGAGACAGCTGCCCGGAGATAGGGTCTCTTGCAGAAGAATGGCTGTAGGACAAGATTTTGGTCTTGTCAAACACCAGATACCTTCCGATTTTCACTTGCTCGACCCTTACTCTTCGGTCGGGGAGACACCACTTCAGCACCTCTAGCTCTACAGCATCAAACCCGGAAAGTTCTACTTCAACGTCAGAACGAATGGATTTGTTTCCGTTCACCGTCACGGTTTTCAGCTTTTTGGCCCCAAGATATGCGCTGACCGAAAAATCTGTAGCGTATTCGTTAAACGCTGTAGACCAGCAAATTGAAACACCGGGAATCGAAGATTTGTTTTCGCTCGGAAGCTCAAGCCGAATAACAGGGTGACTTGAATCGTCAAAAATCTCGGCGCTCAAAAAACCAGTAGTTCCATACGGAGGAGAAGAAGGAACGATGCTACAGCTTCCATCAAGAACAGTGAGATTGGGCTCTCCTGTGGAATACCTCGAAATGGAAGCGTTATCGGAAAGTGCAATATTGTGAAAGGTGGAGAACGGGGCCGCCGATGACGTGACGATGGTGGCTTTTTTATTGATGCCAGGCTCAGTGATTCCGCAGGTAATCTCTACAAAAGATTCCGGGACGAGCGTTTCGTTAAATTTTTCTTTCCACTTATCGGAGACTTCAACCATGTATCATACCTCCACAAGAGAAAGCTTGCACCCTGTCCACCCCATCACGCCACCGGTCTTAGGCCCTCTACGCCACATGCCGCCGGTGCGGTCCGAAACATACATCTGGCGCGTGGTATAACCGGCTGTGGCTTGGTTATAGAATTTAACAGTGCAGTAAAAATTCGTGGTGAAAAGGCTTAAGATGTCGGCCCACTGCCGCGCGGTAAGGTAGTTCCATGACATGGAGACCTTTGCCACATCATGCCGCACGACAGCGCCAACAACTTTACCCTGAACATTTCGTCCAGAGTCCACGATTGTGCTGGTAGTTCCCTCATAAGAGGACGGTTCCGGTAGCTCTACGCCGTTCACCGTAACCAGTGCAGGAATATTGGCCATCTGAACCGTCCTTTCTTAGTAAGAGTAAACTTCGGTACCCATAATGGACATGCCACGTTCTTTCTGCGTTTTTTCAACGGAAGCAGTAAGCTGCTTGCCATCGAGGTACACTTTCACATCTCTGCCATCGGAGATTGCTTCTCCGTACCGCTGCCAGATGTCAAGAAATGCATTGTAGCAGCCGTTGTACACAGCATCTCTCATCTCTTCGGAGTTTCCACTTGCGGCAGAATAGGTGCTGCTATACGAGCCAGACCCATAGGTAGAGTCATAGCTGGATGTGCCAGCATACTGAGAGCTGTCGCTATAGTTAGAACGGCTGATACTGCCAATAATGCCTGCGATAGCAGCGGCAATCGCCACGCCACCGGCAACCATTGCAAAGCCAGTAGGAATGCCAAGCACGGACAACGTGCCACCGATCGCTTCCAGCATGGCGGTAAAAGCGCCGCCAATCGTAGTAATCAAACCAGCTACGCCAGCAAGCATCTTCGGGAACTGGCTCAGTAAGCCACCAGACAAGCCTTTACTGATTGCAAGCGCTGCGGTCGAGAGCGGAGTCTTTGATTTAGTGAACACGCTGGTAATGTTCTCGACCATCTTTGCCGTATTTTGTGTGGCAGCGCCAAAATTCTGAGTCAGTGCGCTCACCAGATTTTTGCCAATGGTAGCGGCTGTATTCAGCAGGGAAGAAGCTTGGCTTTTCAATTCTTTGCTCAGTCTGCCAAGCAAATCGCTTGCAACGGACTTGACGTGTTTACGCTGCTCATCGCCCATAGCTCCCCAGATGGAAGCAGCAATAGTAGTGCCGACCGTTTTCCAGTCGCCACTCTGCGCAGCCTGAATGAAGGTCTGCACTGTGCCGAAGAAGTTGGTTTTGAGGTTGTTATCGAGTTCGGTCCACTTAGAGTCTAGCCCGGAAATGATGCCGTTGACGTAGCTTGTGCCGCAGTCAATGCCATAGTTCGCCACCTCTTCGCCCTTGAGCTTGGTGGCGTCTACGAGTTTATTCATAGCATCGTTGACATAACCGAGAGCGCCGGTGATGCCGTTCGCAAGGCCTTGAACGGCGTAGCTGCCAATTCCTTCAAACCACTTAGAGGGAGAGTGAATATCAAGTTCATCTTGAGCGGTTTTCTTGATTCCATCGGTCAACTGTTTGGTCGCGTCATTTGACACATTGGTGTTCCCCGTGATGCCCTTTGTGATACCATCAATAATGTTTTTGCCGACGCTTAACGGATTAAATTTAGAAACTTTATCAATCAGTTTTCCGAACCACGTTACAGCGTCTTTGATTCCATTGATTACATCAGCAATCAAGAGAACAAATTTTTCCGCAAAGTTTCCATTGGCGGCGATGGCAAGACGGTCTGATTCGTCTACGCCTTTAATAATCCATCCAATGAACACGCCCATGTCGTGGATAACTTGCGCAAGAGACGCGATTGCACCTTCAAGAAAATTTCCATTCATCTGGATGTCGAGCATTTCCGTTTCAGAAACGCCATTTTGAATCCATCCGATAAGAATTGCAAAATCATTGATAAGATTTCCGAGAGCAGTTATGATGTCTGCCACTGTTTCGGCCGCAATCGTGCCGAAATTCACGAAAGCATCATGCCAATCAGATTTTAGCTGAAATGCTTCTGCTTCGCTTTCACTGCCAAGACCACGCACGGCGACGGAGACGGCTTCGAAACCAAGAACTGCAAGGCCAGCAACGGGATGCCCGCTAATAGTCAAACCGATTCCGATAAGCGTCATGACCAAATCGCCCAAATCGAGGTCAAGGTCTTTGACGACTTTTTGAATTGTCTCGAATGCAGTAGAGATTTTTCCCTGCCATTCCTCAGGAATCAAATTCCAAATCGCTTGACCGAGATTAGAAAGAGCTTCTTTTAGCCATTTGATAGACTCGCCAAGTTTCCCATCAGTCAAAGAGATATTCCAGCCTTGCGTAAACCCAAGACCCGCAAGGTAAATTAAATCCTTAATACGGGTCAAACCTCGCCGGAAATTTTCGCTGTTTTGATAAAGCTGAACAAATCGGCCAACGATAAGGGCGACCGTTCCGGCTACTAGAAGCAACTCTGGATTAAAACCACCAACGATTTTGCCGAGCTTGTATGCCCAATCATGAGTGTCTTTTAACGCAGTAAGAAGCGCATTCCCGATAGTCCATGCGGCAAAACCGGCGCCGATAGCAGCAACAATAGGAGCAAGTTTGCGAAGTTTTTCCTTGATTTCATCCACAGCGTTGCCGACATAGTCCTTGAACATATCGTAGCCGGACAGGTCTACATCGCCCAAGATGTTACCAGCAGATGCGCCGCTGCCAGAGCCGGAGCTTCCCTGTGTGGGGTCAATGATGTTCAGTTCATCAAAGCCCATCGTGTAGTCCTTGAGGGCTTTGGCAGCTTTCTTTGTCGAATCGGCCGTGTCATCCATTGCGTCGCCGATGCCACCAACGCTGTCAGTACTCTTGGTGAAATCAGTAAACACGACCTTTACGCCCATCAGCTTTGCCACCCATTCAACGAACTCTCGAATGAGCTGTACGGCGGCAATTAGCGGGGGAAGAATGGATTTCATAGCAGGGTAGAGCAGAGAGCCAACAGACTTCGCCAGCATATCCAACTGCGCTTTCAGAATCTTAATCTGGTTCGCAGGGCTTTGGATGGTCTGTGCAAGGTTGCCCTGCACGTTTGCAGTCTGCTTCATAATGGCAATGTAACGCAGAACCGCCTTATCTGCCTGAGACAGACTAGAAACCTGCTTGTTAAAGCCCAAAGCAAGAAGCTCCTGCTGTAACCGCGCCTGAGACAGGTCAATACCCAAACGGCGGATAGGCTCAATCTCGCCAGAGATTGCGGAGGACATTGCGGTAAAGGTCTCTGCAACGTCCTTGTTCCAATAGGAACTTTCGTCATAGGCAAGCTGAGTCAGGTTCTTGGACAGAACGTATGCTTTGTCGCTGGTCAGACCAAACGAAGTACCCAAGCTCTGAATGGTAGCCATGTAAGTCATCGCTTTGGTCGGGTCAACGTCAAGCAAGCCCTGCATCTTGCTAATGAGCGTATCGGCTTCACCGCTCAAATTGCCCATAGCATTATGGAATAGGTCTGTTGCTTCATAGAAGTCGTTAAACTTCGCAACAGCGTTGCCAAGATACTCAGCGATAGCTTTTAACGAAACCAGCTTTGCCATGTTCCGCATAAAGCCGTTCATCTGATTGGACAGACTGAGATAGCTCTTACGCTGCTTTTCATTGGCTGCGGTCACGCGGTTCGCCTGTGTGACCACCTTACTCAACTGCGGAGGGAGCTTTGCAAAAGCATTGCCCACCTTGTCGAGCTGAGATGCAAGGGGAGTAAGGGCGACGGAAATCTTCTGGCAAGAACTTGCAAAAGAATCGAGGTCGGTGGCTTTCAGCTTATCGGTTAGGTCAGGAACCTTCCCAATCGCATTGAAAGCGCTACCAAGAGCTTTAAGGTTCGATGCGTCCAGAATGGACAGCGGAGCCAAAGCGTTAGTGAGCTGAGTAATGCTTCCAGACATGGAGTAAAAATCCACGCCGTTTAAGCCAGACACAGCCGCAGGAATCTTTTTGATTGCATTCACGACCGTGTTGATGCTCTTTGCGCTTGCGGTCGTGTTGACGTTGGAAAGTCCATTCAGAAAGCTGGTAATTTTGTCCAGCCCAGACATTCCAGCGGATGCCTGTTTCAGCGTTGCAATAGAAGTAGCCAGTTTGTCAAGGCTGTTCACAACCTTTGTGACGTTGCCCTTTGTCCGCAAATTAGAAATGGCGGTAGCGAGCTTGTCGATATTAAGCTCTGCGCCCTGCGATTCCGCAGAAATTTCTACGGATAAGCTCGTAATATCAACATCAGCCATCACTACCACCATCACTTTCCATCATGGAGAACATCATTCTCTTGATTCGCTCCTGCGCCTCAACTGCGCGTTGGTATTCATACTCGTCTTTCTCCTTTTGAGTAAGGGGAATCGGTCTATCCATGTACTTGATGGGTTTAGACCCTTTCTTTCGGAACATATTGCCAACCGTAGAGGAAAGCGCAGATGCCATGTAAAAACCATTTCTCCACGCTTCTGCATTGGCTCTACGTTCCCGTAGTTCCTCTGCGTCACGGTAGACCTTCGCCAGCCAGACATCGCCGTACCAGAACTGGTCGTAGGTCATGCCGATGGAAATGTAATAGGCTTCTACATCGTGGAACAGCTTAGAGAAGGAGAAAGATTCTCCCTCTCCGTCTGATTCTTGAGATTGTGCGGTTACACAATCTCCCACGTTGCGTTTTTTGCGGTCTTGTCCTCAGTGTCGGTTGCCAGCAGGGACTTAGAAGCGTCCATGAACATCTCAAGCAGCGCAGCCATCAGCTCTTCCTTCTCGTCGATGTGGGCAAACATTTCGTCCACGACTTTACGCTTGATGCCACGATTTCGTGCGATAAAAGAACCATAGAACAGGGCGCGGGAGTTGGACAGCAGGTTGGTCATCTGGGTGTACTGGCCAATCTGAAAGCCTGCACGTTCGGTAGCTTCCACGCTGTCACGGGTGAAAGTCAGCTCATAAGTGTTCTTGCCATCGGGGGAATGAAAGTTGATAACCTTTGCAGCCATAATAAATGCTCTCCTTTATAAATAGGGGCAGAACCAAATCCGATGTTCAGTTCTGCCCGGTTTGATTGATTCGATTTTTGCGGTTTAGCCGCCATTGACGGTCAGGGTCTCGCTGAACTCAGGCTTCTTGGTGAAGATGCAGTTGATGGTCATTTCCACAACCTCGTCCACGCCAAAGCCGGACAAGCCGACCTGATGCATGCCCTGCCAAGTGAAACCGGAGCCGTCCTGCATCTTCAGGGCGTAATACTTCACGGTGTTGCTCTCGGAAGTCTCATCGTAGCCAGCTTCCTTGACTTTCTTGTAGTCAGTCTTGTTGTAGTTGGCAGTAAAGGACTTGGTGTCACTCTGGATAATGCCGAAGATGTTGACCTGCATAGGGTCAGACAGAGTGGTGGCATCCAGAAGGTTCGGCTCAGAGATCAGGTCGGGCACATCCTTGATGTCGCACAGCTTCGTCAGAGCGGTTGCGCTGTCGCCACAATACAGGGTGGTATTCAGACCGGAGATAGCAGTACTCATAGAATGTTTACCTCCTTAGTTTCGGTAAATCATTCCGTCCTCTCCGATTGTTGCCCCATAGCTGCAATCAATCCGATAGACGGAATTGTTGTACAGCCCATTCAACGGGGCAAACGATTTGCGATAAAATTTAAGCGGTTCAAGAACAGAATCCACGATTCCAACAATGGAACGTGCTTCTGCAATGCGTCCGGTGCTCTTGTTAGAGTAGACCCGCACACGCAGGGAAACGGCAGCGTACTTGCTGTGACCGGCAGAATCGATGTGTACAGGCAGATTACTGTTTTCTTCTATCTGCACACACGGAAACTTTTTGACGTTGCTGTCATTAATTTCGCCAGTAACGAAGATGCCAGGCACTTGCTTTCGCAGCTCCTTAGCAACGGCCGTGAAGATAGAATTGAAATAATCGATCAACTATTCCAGACCTCCCTCCACGTTGCTTCGACTTGAGAAGCTATTTCTTCAACAGCCCCCCACATAGCCATAGCTGGTTCGTTGCCGTCGGTGTAATTCAACTGGCCTTTGCCATCCACCTGTTTGACAGGTGTGCCAGCATTGCCAGATTCGCCGTAGTAGTACCACCTGCGGTTTGCGCCTTGCCCTTTGCCGTAAGAGCCATGCGCACCAACACCGGGCGGCAACTCACCGCCATATCCGTTGTGATGTGCGCCAGTGCCAAACTCGATGAACGCAACTGCCTTTCCGTGCGCTACGATTGCAAAGCCATTTGGCGTTTGTACAGGGTCATGCTCAACTGTTACGTCATTGTCGCCAGCATACTGTGCGTTAGCAAACCGCACAGTCGCAACGTCAATGCCTTTTTGTGCTAGCGCCTTTGCAAACTCTTGCGCCTTTTTGTTCAGGGCGGTCTTGTACTCCTGTATCTGACGTTCCGCATCACGAAGTCCGGCATCGCTCAACCTCACTTTAATTTTCACTTGCAGCCACCTCTTTCAGCGCATACAACGTGTCTGTGATATGCTCTGCAACCTTGACCACAGTGTAATTGAAGGGCTTTGAAACGTCCGTCTGAAACCAGACGTGCGTGCCTTCATAAAGCGGTGTGTTGCGCTTTTTGCTGGATGAACTGACAACGTAGCTGTAATCCGTGAACGCTCCAAAAGGGTTTGCTTCCGCAGAACCAGTAGGAGGGCTGACGTTCAGCATTAACTTTGCGGGTTCACTCCACGATTCGTATACAGATTCGCCAGTCTCGTTTCCCCATTCATCCACGACAGGCGTTTTTTCGCCAACCGGGTTCGAGTACCACAGCGGGCGTTTGTCCAGCGGGCTTCCATTGAACATCAGCCGATAACACCTACTCTCGGAACCACTTCGTTCAGCAGGGACTGCGCCACATCAGAGCTTTCCCACACACGAGTAATGCCGTTGTTGGTATAGCTCGTCTGTCCGTTTGCGCCGATGTGGTTATACAGTTCCGCTGCAATGCGTATCTGCAACGACTGATACTGCGAGGGCAACTCGTCCGGTCTGTTGCCGAAGGGGTAGCCCTGTGCAAATATCTTGTCTTTGGCGAAATCAAGCAGCAGGTCGAAGAGTGGGTAGTCCTTGTCCGTAATTTCACGGTCAAGTGCGGGGGCAATGTATTGCCCCAGTTTGACTGCCGCTTCGGAATACTGGTCTCCCATGCTACTTTCCTCCTTTCGCCTTAGTAAGCCTTGATGCAGTACACAGCGTCCATGCGCTCAAAGGACGGCAGGACGATTTCAGAAGCGTAGACGTTAGCGTTGACCGGGTGAACGGTCAGCTCAGTGGTGATGGCAACGCCGGTGTTCACGATGGACACGGATGCACCAGACTGACCAGACAGTAGGTCTGCTTCCTCAGGGGTGGTGCCGTACCAAGTGCTGCCCAGAGCGCCAGAAGGAGCAACCACGACCATGCCATCGGGCAGATACTTCTCGCTTGCACTGTACTGGTCTGCCTTAAACATCTTGTCGTACAGATGGATGGTCAGACCGGTTGCAGATTCGACAATCTGCCGTGCTTCAGCGTCCAGCAGAACGGCGTTTGCCTTTGCGGTGACGGTCATAAACCGATTCTTCACCTCGTCCGCAGCAATCATGTTGCGGAAAGTAGCGGTGTTCATGTACACCTCAGTCACGACCTCGCCCACGCTTGCCAAAACAGCGTCCTTTGCGGCGTTCAGGTCAGCAATGGGGGTAGCGGTGGTGACGTTCCACTTGGACTTTGCGGCAGAGACTTCCTTGTAGTTGGTGGACTTCCAAGTGCCGTCCGGGTCGTAGTTGTAGGTGTAGTTCACGCCGTTTGCCTTGATGGTGATGCCAGGAACGCCATTGGTGGGAGCCAGCAGCTGCCAAATCATGCGCTCAGGAACGATACGCGCACCAGTGATAAGCTGTGCGGTGTCATCGTACAGGCGGTTCATCACGTCACGGGCATAGGGGTCGTTGCTGTCCAGAACACGCAGGATTTCCTGACGGTCTTTCTCGCCCAGATGGTAGCCCTCACGGAAGAACGGCATCTCAGTCTCATCGAACTTGAAGCCCTCACGAGTGCGGAACGTAGCCTTTGCGTCAAATGCGCTGGGCATCAGGGATACGCCAACGCCCTTGTGGCCACGCAGCCACTTCAGGTCGAGACCAGCCTTCTTCTTTGCAGGGAACAGTGCGTCAGATGCAAAGGGCATCGCATTGGTGGGGTCATTCGTCCAATAGGCGGCAATCGCAGCCGGGGCAAAGACTTCCTTAAGATTCAGTGCCATGTTGTTTTACCTCCTATTAAGCGTTCACGCTGATGTTGTCACGGCAGAAGATGCCGGGAATGGCAGTCTTAAGCGCAGCGATCGCATCAGAATCATAGGTAAAGCCGGAGCTTGCAGCGGCCTTCTTGGTGTCGATAACGCCACGAATCAGCAGGGAAGCGTTGGGATTCTCTGCCGGGTCAACGTCATACAGAAGAATGCCGTCTGCGGTGGCAGAAGTTGCTTTCTTGCCAGTTTTGGTCATGGGATAGCCAGCCTTAACCGCATCAGCTTCGGTCACGGTAAAGGGAATGGCAGTGTAGTCATTGGAAGCAAGGATGGTATCGTTGATTCCGTTGACCGTGTTTCGGGTAAACTTCATGTTTTCCTCCTTGTTAATGGAAAGCACTCATTGCGTCACTCGATGCCTTAGAAGCATTTGCGTTCTGCTGTGCAAGGCTCTTGGCAAACGCCACGCCCTCACTGTCAGAGCCGCCCTTGCCATCCGCACCAGGAGGTGTGGGCATATCCTTCAGCAGAGAAGCCTTGTAAGCGGTGTCGTGGGCAGTCATAAATTCCGACTGGAACTTAAATACCTTGTCCATGTCACCGTCAGCCAGTGCAGACGCAGCCTTGTTGGCAAGTTCAGCGTCATAACCCTGTGCAACGAACTTCTCACGGTAAGATGCAAGGGTCTTTTCCTTGACGAGGTTCTCCTTGTCGGCAGTCAGGGCTTCAATCTGCTTCTGCATTTCCGCCAGCTTGTCAGCCTGTTCCTGTGCGGCGTTCTCGTCATCGGTGCGCTTTGCCTTGAGCTGCTTCTTGTACTCAGCAGCTTCGCTGTTGGCTTTCGTCACGGCGTTGCGCAGCTTCTCAACCTCTGCGCTAGGGTCTGCAACCTTTTCAAGCGCAGAAATGATTTCATCTGCGGTCATGCCCTCTTTGTAGGCATCACCAAGCAACACATTGAGTTTCATATCGTTAATTTCCTCCTGCGTTTTTTTACCGTTGCTTCCCTGCAACGCTGCGAAATTTATATCCCGGCTTCCCTGCCGAAATATGCAAAGGGTTATTCACCCTCTGTTTCTTTATTGGTGCTTTCAGCCTGTCCGTTCGATGTTTTGTTGGCATCAACAACTTGTTCAGGCTGTTTCTCCTGCGGTTTCGGGGCTTTGCCATCCTCGCCTAGCTTGCCAGCGGCAATCAGGAAGGGCTTGCTCATTTCATAAGCAGCCTGCGGGTCAGGGAACAAACCGGGCGTTGTGAACGCCAACTGCGGGTCGATGGTCTGACTGAGCATCTGCGCAAAAATCTGAACCTTGCTTTGCTGATTGTCGTACTGACGGCGGGGCAGCTTGATGTTGATGTCGCTTGCCATCAGCTTAGAACCAGCCGTATCACGCAGGATTTTCAGCATTACAGACAGGCTTTGGCGTTCCGAGAACTTGAACATATTCTCGTACTGCTGCGCCCTTGCTTCTGTGTGATTCCAGCCGTTGCGGACGATGACTGCGCCCACGTTGTCAGACGTTGCGTTTTCACTACCAGTGGCACTAGGCATGGCAGTTAGGCTGCGGTACACGTTCAACATAGAATCAAGCAGAATCTGCGTTTGCTGCTGGTTCAGCTCGTTTGCAAGCTGTTTTACATCGGCAGCAAGTCCAGAAGTAGACTTGATCGACATTGCGCCCATAGCCTTAACAGCTTCCAACGCTTCTTTATCGACAAGACAGTTAATAAAGACCAGGATGGATTGGATGAACTGCTCTACGCCATCGAGACGATTGCTCTCCAACAGGTTGATGGCATCTAATACAGGGATAGCGGGCTCAAACAGACCCATGCGCTCTGGGTTGAGCTTATATTCGACCATCGGCAGCATTCCAAGAGAATGATTTTCCGATTTTGTAACCTTACCGTTGTCGATTTCAAAGTACTGGTTTGGTGTGTACACGCAAATAAGGTCGTTCAGGTCGTTTTGATAATTGCGTGGGATGTGCAGCACGTTGGCAATCGGTTTGTGACCGATGCCGGAGTTGTAAATCACATACGCCATGTCGGGGTCGGGAACGTCCACTAGCAGGGGTGTTTCGTCCGGGTAGTTTCCGCCATACCCCTTGTCAGGAAGAACAATGCGGTATCCCTGTCCGCACTCCAACATCCACTGCCAAAGCCGCCGATCAAGCGCGTCCTTGCCCTCATACTGCAAGGCGTTGGACAGGCGGGCGATTTCCTCACCGTCACCTGTTGCCGTTTCAGACCGCACATAAGAGCACGGCGTGCCGCTCATGTAGCCGGTGTAGAAGCCCACACACTCGTTGGCGTGGTTCTCTACAATGCGGTTCGTGATTTCAGCGTGGTATTCCTTCGTGCGATTGAGGACAGGTTGACTACCCAAATAGTAGTTGTGCAGAAAGCGAATCTCGTTCTTGTTCAGCAGATGAATAGGTTCTGCCTTGCCCATAACCACTTTCAGCACGTTCGCCTGATTGATTTCCGTCTCCGGCGTTTCAATCGGTCTGCGCCCGGTCAGCGGCTCATTCAAAAAGCCGCCAACAACCATCTGATACTCAGCCATGCGTTCCTCCTTTCCAGCAAAATAAAAAAGCGCAGCAAGACAAACCTGTTAAGGTCTATCTCACTGCGCCAAAACTGCGCTTCAAAAGCTATTTACTTTTCCGGTGGATGGATGATTTTCACCCATCCTTCCCTTGTATCTCCTTCGATAACGCCCTTGCATCTGTCGCACTTGAAATGGTATCGTCCGTCTACTTCGCCAAGATAGCGGTTGCAGCGGACGTTCTTATAGATTGGATTCTGCCTGATACAAGGGCAACAAATTCTAACTAGCATGAGCACTCCTTTCGTTGAATTTCTGGAAACAGGCTGTTTAGCACAGCCCTGTCAGAAGCTACTGGGAAACTGTTCGCACTACCAGTCATGCTAGGCTCTGACTTGTCGGGTGTCAAAAGCCACGATTGCCCCGACTGGAGCAAATCGCTGATGGACACAGAAGATGGATTTGAACCACCGACCTTCGGGCTATGAACCCGACGAGCTACAAGACTGCTCCACTCTGTGTCATGTACCCGGCTTAATTCATCGTTGCTCTTTGAAATGGTAAAATGTCACAAAACCCATTTCATCGAGAGCCGGGAATAACGATTGGAGGTTGTAAAAGGAAAATTTCCATGAAAACAGAAGTGAATCGTTGTGCTGCGTAACGGAATCGAACCGTTGCTTGCCAGCCGTGGGGGAGACAGGCTGGCATTCCCCTTACAATTGGAAACGCAACATATAAAGCCCGGTGAAGGCGAAAGAGTGAGAAAACCTCCACCGGTGAAAGGAGGAATATGCTTGTTGACACGCACGCGAGTAAAATGACAAAACCCCGCGTGAAAGCTATTCCTTTAAGGGAAGCTGCAAAACTTCCTGCGTACATTATAAGCCTTGTCAAGTGGTGAAATCAAATAAATAGACCCAGCGAACACAATATATTGTGTTTTTAATCAAAACGGCCTCTTGACAGGCTCAATTTTACTGATTCCGTTGTACAATTCATCGGCAAGCTGTGCCAGACTATCCGGTGCATCATCGTGCGGAACTTTGCCAAGCTGTGTGAACATCGTCACCTGTTCCATGAACGCCTTGTACTCTTTCGACTGGTGTTTTTCGTCAAGGAAATAGAACCGTTTAATGTCCGGCGCATACTGGATGATTCTGGACAGCTTGCTTTGACCGCTGGGCGCACGCTGGCTGCGGACAGAGCAGTGATAGCCCTGCTGCCGGAGTTGGCTGTCTACCACATCACAGTATTCATCACCGCCGTTGTTGGCTTCTCCGCGCACCACGTTGATTTTATGCTGGATGATTTTGCCCACGACTTCCGGTCTGGTCACGGTCTTATCGCCATTATTGAACACAAGGTCAGGAATGAACACGGCATCGCCGTACACATAAGCGATAGGACAGGCGGTGAAGTCACCGCCACCCCATGCAATATCCATGACCATAAGCTTCCGATCGGGCTCACCATCAGGCAGAACGCCGTTAAAGTATCGCAGCTCATCAGCAGGGAACAGCAGACCTTCACGCACATAGGGCTTGCCCATGTACTTTGCCCACCATGTTGCATCATCAATGCTGGCTTTCATATCGGCATAGTAGGCATCGTCAAATCCCACGCCGTAGTCATAATTGAAATTGCTGTGTCCGTTCTCGTCCACAGCCGGAATCACCCGGAATCTGTACTTTGGATTGTCTGCGTACTGGTTTTGGATGCGCCCTAGAGGGTCAAGCACGTTCCAGCGTGTGCCGACCATCAGCTCCAATGCGCCTTGCTTTTTACGGTCTTTTAGCTGGTTCAGATAGGCATCGTACTTGTTGTTCAGACGTTCAACGTTCAGGCTTTCCTCCAAATCCTCGATCAAGTCATCACTGTACAGAACGCCACCTTCGCCAATTTCAACAGCACCAGTCAACGTGCCGCCAATGGAGCGGCACGTTAGGGTTGGAAAACGCTTTTTGCGGTTTAGGTCAACGCTTTCGTCTTTTGCGCTCTTATCTACAAGCTGAACGTCCGGGAAGATTTTGCCCCAGTTATAGGTAACGGGGTCAGTGATGATAGACAGCACTTCGCCGTAGAAGCCGTTAGTCAGCTTGTCAGAATGTCCGCTCATAACCGATGCAACATCAGGACGGTTGCCCATAAGCCATGTGATGAAGAAAATGCACAGCGTACTGTTATGAGTGGGAATCAGCTGCTTACCAGCGCAGTACACGCCACCCTCAACCTGAATGCAGTTGCCTTGCTTCGGCTCGATGTGTTCAAACCCGCAAAACGCCACACGGCGAGGTTTGGAGAACTCCTTTAGCCGCTTGCGAGGAACAACGCAGGGAATAGGGCAGGTAGGATTAAAAGAGATAGAATAGACTGTCAGATTGCCTTTAATGCCACTAGACGATATACGAGGTGGATATTCAACCACGCTGCATCTCCATCCAAAGGTAGAAACCAGCGTGACAAAATCATCTCTCATTTGCGGCTCTGTGGTAGAAAAAGCGTACCGATGCTCTTTTGCCCGTAACGTACCGTCTGTATCGAGCAGGCCAGCAAGCAATTCCATGCGCTGTGCAATGCTGGCTGTAAAGTATTCTTCTGGAATATGCTTCACGCAGCGGCGGTGACTATGGCACATATCGCCTTTTTGAAGTGCTTGTCGCAAACCAGAGAATCCGTAGTATTCAACACCAGTGTCCTTGTGAACCGTATGCCAACTAACCGGGTATCCATCGTTAATGACGCGCTCAACAATTACCCGATCACAAGGCGGCTCGCAAATATCCGGGTGTTGGTTGCGGCCATCGCCAAGCCATGCGCCCAATGTGTACGGCTCAACAGGCAGTTTCTTATATTCTCCCTCAACAAAATTTTTGAACGGAACCTGATAACAGAATCTTATGCCATCTTTTGTATCGGTAACATAATCCTCCATCATCCGCTTTGTTTCGACCACATCAAATCCGTTCTTATGGCGGTTAAAGACCGGCCACTCGTGGTTTTCGTGGCAGTCAATGTATGTGCCGTCAGAGAAATGGCAACGCACATCAAGCTGGCACTTAGGAGATACAGCCAGCACCTTTACAAACTGGCCTTTCGGGCTGATGACTTCATCGCCAACTTGCAAATCGCCGTGATTCTTCCACCCGCTTCTTGTTAAAATCGGCGTATCATCACTCAAAGCCTTGCCAACGCGAGCCGGAAGACTGACCCCCAAGAAATCTATCCGCTTATAGAACAAGTCCTCTAGGTCATCTGCCAGCACTTTCAGCACTCTGCGTCTGGGCTGATAGAACTTCTTTTCCGGCGCACGGTTCCATTCAAGGTAAATGCAATAGCTGTCGAACACATCTTTTGCTTCAAACAAGTACGTCCGGCTGATAATGTCATAGACTTTCGCCACGTCCTCGCCTGTTTTCATCTTGCCCATCATGGCTGCGCAGACAGAGCGCAGCTCACCAGAGTATTTGTAGGCATCGAACCGCTTGTCTTGCGACAGAGCGTCCCTCAGGTTCACGACCGCCTGAAACCAGTCCTCATAGACCTGTGCTTCTGTCGGATTCTGCTTTGCATACGCTTTGATGCTGTCAATGATGGCAATGCACTGTTTTGGCTGCATAAAAAAATAGGCACCCCCTACCTGAAAATGTAAAGAGTGCCTACAACTGCACAAAAATCAAATATTCGGTTTTATTCCAGGTGCGAACAATGTCACCTGTTCTGTTCAGCAATCCGATACCATGTCTGGCGGGTCACGCCAAGCTGTTTTGCGGCATCGGTGACGGTCAGCAGACGCTTTTCCACCTGTTCATGCAGAACATCAAAGAGGTTGCGGTCGTACTCGGTGGGCTTGCGACCTTCCCTGTAATCGGGGCGCTGGCTGGCAATCTTCTTGCCTTCTTTGGTGCGCTCAACAATCATGTCACGCTCAAACTCTGCAAAGGCAAGCATCACCGTGCGAATCAATTTGCCGGTAGGCGTGTTATTCATCACGCCCATGTTCAGAATGTTCACGGACACGTCTTTTGCAAGCAAGCTATCAATAATTTCAATGCCGCCCTTCACGGAACGGGCAATACGGTCAAGTTTCGCCACGATCAGCGTGTCTCCCGGATGAATTTCATCCATCAGCTTATCCAGTTCAGGACGATGCAGCTTCGTACCGGTGTACACGTCCGAAAAGATTTTCTGTGCGCCGTTGGCTTTCAAAAGTTCAGACTGAGCTTCAAGGCTGTTGCCGTCAATCGCCTGCCCAGCGGAACTGACACGAGCATACCCGTAGATCATTCAGAATCACCGCCCTTGGATTTTTTTTCAACGACCGTTCCTGTGACAAGATACTGGTTCTGCTTTAAACTACCTACGTCAGGCTCAACAACAATTCTATATTTCATGGCGCTCATAATTTTGAAAAAGCTAGAGAGGTTCAAGCTGTCATTTTTAAGACACTGATACATATTCTGCTTTGAGCCAAATCCTGCGCTTTCAGCAAGGCAGACCATTGTAACGCCCTGCTTTTCCATAACCTCACGAACAATTTCCGTTCCGTTTGTCAAGGCTTTTGTCATCTTTTTTTTCTCACTCATTTTCAAAACCTCTCTTTCGTTTTCTATTGTAAACAATTTTATTTACTTTGTCAAGAGGAAAATAAAACTTTACTCTCAATAGGGCAGAAAAAGCATAAGAATGGTTTCGTTAATTTACAAATAGTATAATATTATAAAATACATCGAACTATCATGGTTCTCGCCACTAAATCAATGAACGGTTCAGTTTACAAACAACTATCAAAAAACACAAGAATGTGTTAAAAAATCAGATATTTCTGATACGATTATACAAATTGGGCTGTTGACAACTATATACCAAGCGTCTATAATCTAAGACAGCAGAACACATGATGAATCGACCAACAACAGTGGATTTATCCTTTGTGGCATAAAAAATAGGTCGTCAGCTCCACCAACCAAAGTAGTACTGACGACCTATTCCACCACAAAACAGAAGCTGCGCAACCAAGGGCGCAGTCTCGGTTTCTGTCAATTATTATAGCAGAAGCAGACCGCTTCTGCAATAGAAAGGAGCAAAAAACATGAACTTTCCCACGACAACCGAAGAATTTCTGAAAACCCTCGCACACGGAAAAGAGCCGACCAGAGAGGACAGGGAGTACGCAGAAGCGCTGGGCAAGCTGTCCGAACTGAACTACCGGGCAGGGTACGAAGCAGGAGCAAATAAAAATAAGGGCTGAGTTTTGTGCAAATATACAAACTTTTAGATTTTGTACAGATACCAGTACTACATTAAGCGTTTGCGTAATTGACAAACCACAACATATTGCATATACTGGTTGCACCCACATGAAGGGAGGTGAGTTTATGTACAGTCCTTATCTCGAACGGCACAATCACACGTTCACTGTTGCACTGACCGAACGGCAGTTCCAGTGGCTGAAAGCCTATTGTACCGAACACAAGGTTGCACAGGCCGCAGCCATCCGTGACACATTCTTTGAAGTGCATCCAATCCCAGAGACCGATGAAAACGAAAAATGATACGTCCGCTGAAGTTTGGCGACAGAAGCGAACGTATCATAACACATCCAGAGAGCATAGACCCTCTTTGGGTTATTATACCAGAGATGGCCTGCTCTCGCAAGATAGAAAGGCTAAATTTCTATGAATAATAATCTTGAAACCATCCGAATCTTCTCCGAAGATGTTATCCCTGTGTACGACACCGACACTGGCGAAAAGGTTGTGTTAGGTCGGGAGCTGCACGAGAGGCTCAAAATCAAGACCGCATACAAAGACTGGATTAAGCGCATGATTGACATTGGTTTTGTCGAAGGAACGGACTTTTCAGTTTTGCTCAAAAATGAGCAAAACCCTCTTGGTGGCCGTCCTAGCACAGACCATGTTCTTAGCCTTGACATGGCAAAGCACATTGCGATGATTCAGCGGACGCCGCAGGGCATGGAGATTCGCCAGAAGCTGATTGACCTTGAGAAGAACGTGGCCGTCAACCAGTTCGCAGGGGCATCCAAAGAACTGCAAGCAATCTTCGTTCTGGACAACCGTTCCATGCAGCACGAAAAGCGCATCTCTGCTCTTGAAACCAACATGACAGTGGACTATGAGCAGCAGCGTGCGCTTCGCCGTGCGGTAAACCGTGTCGTGGTTGAAGCACTTGGCGGCAAGACCTCTCCTGCATACCTTGACAAGTCCACCCGGTGCAAGGTTTACAGTGAATGCAACAAGGATGCACAGGACTGGTTCCATGTGAACAGCATCAGCAACGTTCCTCGCAAGGATTTTGACAACGCCATCGCCTATATCGAACGGTGGCGGCCTTGTGCAAACACCGTAATGATGATTCAGAACGTCAATAGCCAGACCCAGATGGCAGTTTGAAAGGAGAACAGCTATGCTTACCGCAGATAAGATTCAGGATATGGGGAAATACCTCAACTACGCTTTCGAGACCATGCTGAAGCTCTGGCGCACCGTTGACTACGGCGAGTGCGTCCACGAGCCTGTTATCGCTTGTGACGGAAAGGTTGTCGATAGCGGCCAGCTTTCCTTTGAAGCGAACGAAAACGGCGAGATCGAGCCGGTTCTGCTCCGTGACAGCAAGTGCATCATGCACGATGTGAAGTATTGGATGCCCTTGCCCAATGTTGAGTACTATCCATATCACGGTGAAATCGTGAAGTAAACAGCCAATAAGAAAAGCCAGTGGTTAGAGAACATCTAGCCGCTGGCTTTTTGTGTTATGCGTTAATCTTGAATGGCAACCACTTCATAAGAGCTATAACCAGTAAATCCGCTCAATGGATGCAGTTCAAACGATGCTGTCTGTCCAGAAGCGAGGCTGTCCATAATGTAAGTATACTCACCGCCGACAGGGACTTCGTTGCCTTCGGTGTCTTTCATCTTGTAAAGGACAATGACCTTGACGGCATTGCTTGTGAACTGGCTGTTGTTCGTAACCTGTCCAGTGAATCGCAAATCATAGCCGGAGCCACGTTTTGAAACATTTGTAACGGCAAGTTCGCCAGCACGAACAATCTGATTTGCAGGGCTTGCTTCGTGCACGTTCCAATTCTCTGCGCTTGTCGTATACTCAATTCTTGTCGGCTTAATGCCATCAGAATCAAAAGCAATGTAATCCCCAAACCAATAAGAATCACCCTCGCCAACCCAGTCCAGCGTTTCAGAATCGGTCTTTAAGACGGAGCCGTCTTCGCCGTATACCGTGACGTTCAGCGAAACAAAATCAACTGCCCAATCGGGATTAGGATTCTCAACCAACACAGCGTAGAACACATAGTATCTCGTTTTGCCGTATTCATACTTGGTTTCAAGGTGACTATGGGATTCCTTAATGTTTATCGGCTGCACTTGCGTCGCGTTAGTTTCTTCCAGCTCAACGGGAGCAGACCATTCATTGGGTTTCGTCGTTGCCATTGCGCTAATAGGCATAGCAAGCATCATAGCCGCCGCCAGAGCTGCCGCAATGATTCTCTTTCTCATTTTGATTCTTCCTTTCTTTGGTATGTTGCCTTTAGCTGATTATACCACATCTAAGACCTCGAAAGGGGTCTTTTTGTATTTTTTGGAATTTTTGGAGACTTGCACAATCAGATGGGTTTTGTTTTGTGAATGTGGGGTGGGTAGTTTGCGACACGACCCATGAAAAGCGCCTTTTTTGAATTTTTTCTACGCGAGGTGTCGACCACCCCACCCCCGGCTCTCCCTGTATACCCCACCGGTGGAGACCCCAGCCCCAGCGCACCCTGACAGGCTGCACACCACAGGCAGCAGGGCAGGCCATGCAAGGCACAACACACACGCCCGGACGCTGGACACGCTGCACCGGTCTGCACTCAATACCAGACCGCCCACGCCGGGCAGATCTGGACGGCGGCGGTGTGTTGAAAGTGGTGGAGTGCGTCCGAAACTGTGCAGATTTGGACACGCTCAAACGGTAAATAAAAATGTTTATTTTTTTACATCAAACCCCTTGACAAAGTAAATAAAATTGTTTACAATATAGACAGTAAACAAACTTATTTACACCACCACAAAACAGGAGGACAAAAAACCATGAAATTGGAATTTAGGACGAAAACCACCGTATACGGCACCGGACACTATCTGTGTATTGACACTGACGCAAAGATCTTTTCCCGCGTCCCTGACGGCTGGGTATCTAAGGACGTCCCTACCGTCTCCAAGCGGGACATGGACACGATCAAGGCGCAGGCCATTGCAGACGGATACACGGAGGTGTAAACCATGACAAGGAAGGACAGAGTGCAGATTGTCGAAAACGCAATCAACGAGTATCTGGCAGCCAAGCGCAGCGGAAACGCTGACACAATCAAAACCGCCGTTAATGGCATGGAAAACGTTTATATTATGATGTGTAACGATTGTGTCCCCGGCGTTGAAACGCTCCGGGAGCTGATTTTGGAGGTACAATAAAATGACTAGATCGGACGAATTAAACGCAGAGATCAGAAATCAGGCCGTGCGTCTGTATCCAAAGTGTGCCGGGCTGTTTGAACTGCCGTTGATGGTATACACTCAGATTGTAGCGGACAACTTGACCCGCTCCAAGCCGTACCGCTTGAGCGTTGAACGGTGCAAAAAAATTATTTTGGCTATGCCGGAATTTGACTAAAAAGGGGTGCAAACGATGATTACTCTTGACTTTTCCCAGTGGGCCGCCCTCTGGTACGTGGGCGGCATGGTCAGCGGGGCGCTGGTTGTGATTGCGTTTCTCAACAGCTAATAAGGAGGGGGCAGAAAATGACAATTGATATTTACAGGCCGGAACTTGTTGCAGAGTATCGTGGCAACGTTAAAGCTGCTATTAACGCCGGTGCTTATAGTATATGGAACGCGGAACGCATTACAGGCGCTTTTAATTTTGGGCACGGTACACAGGCCGATTTTGAGCGACACAAAAAAGCAAATTCCGCCTTGCATCTTTTTATGGAGGTATAAAAAATGACGTTGTTTGAAGAAAAGGTGAACGAATACCGCGAAAACAAGCGGCTTTTGGAAGAGCTGGAAGCAATGAACGATGCTTTGAAAGCTGAAATTATTAGCATGATGCACGGCGCACCGGAAATGGTGCAGGGCACTGCAAAGGTCATTTACAAGGATGTGCAAAGCGTCCGGTTAGATAGCAAGCTTTTGCAGGCAGCGCACCCGGATATTTACGCCGAGTGTAGCAAGCGCACCACATACAAGCGTTTTAGCGTGGTATAAAGGGGGTGCAAGCTATGATTTTATCAACAATCTTGTTCTTTTTTTGGTTTTTCCAGGCGCTGTTTAAGGCGTCAAAGTAACGTCAATCGGACACTTTAGCGGGGCTGCACCGTAAAGCAACCCCGCCCCAGCCCAAAAGGGCAAAAATATTTTTGCAAGTCCACCTAATGGGGCTTGCAGTGTGATATAATCTAATCACAGTTAAGGCCGTGTAACGGCAGGAGGTATATTATGGATAGCACTATTAACAACATCAAGTCATCCATCAACAGACAGTTGGATTTGCACAGCCAGCGCGTATATAAAGCGCTGCAAGACAAGAGCAAGCACGCAGACGGCTCATATATGTATCAATATGAGCAACACATTATGGACGGCTTGCAAATTGCGCTCAATATAATTGATATGTATACAGAGCAATAATACAACACTTCCACCCCGCCCACAATGGCGGGGCTTTTCTTTTGCCTTGCATCCGACACGGTGCAGGGCTTTTATTTTGCCCTACTGCAATACAACCCCATACAAACATTTACAGTGGCCTTTGTGCCGTCAATGCAATTATACCGCCTCAACAGCAAAACCGTTTACAGGACTTTACAGGGGTTTTTCCGTCGATTTGCCCTATTTCAGCGCACACAATACAGCAGCCACACAAGCCGCCTATATACCGCCTGCACCACGTTGGAGGGCATACCGTCAAGCGCAGCACCTCCACCGATGCCCAGATACCACCGCCACGCCGGACGCTGTACAGGTCAACACAGCCGCCCTATTATAATAAGGTATATAAGGGCGCAACGGTGCGGCATATCGCAAACCATGCCAGCCCGGCGGGGCAGCCCAGCAGCAGGGGCGCGGCTGGCGGAGCGGAACCATTGGCGGCTACCGCCGCGTCTCTTTTCGGGCTTTCGCCCGATAGCCAATAGAGGTCAGCAATAGTCGTAGCGTTCCGGCTGGAATAGTCGTAGCCAATAGTCGTAGTTTCTCCAATAAAATAGTCGTGGAATAGTCGTAAAGTCGTCAGACGACCAGCGGTTGAAAGTCCTATATATAGTATAGTAATGAGCTGTCCACTGATAACCGCAGAGCAATAGTCGTAACGTTTTCTTGCGAACCATCGTCAAATAGTCGTGTACTTTTTGTGTGAAATAGTCGTTTGCCTTTTAGAGAAAGAGAGGTGCGATAGTCGCTAAGTCATCCGACATCTCCCAAAATCAATATACGTCAAGACACCTATCAATTTTATTCTCGTCTAGCCATACCAAATTCGTATGCCAACCGTACTTATTATACTATACGCTTATATATCCTAGTAACTATCTAGGGATTATTCTGTTGGAATAGTCGTATCATCAAATTCGGTCTGTTCGTACTCGATTTAATTCCTAGCAACGCACTATGGTATTACGTTCAATCCATAGCATTCTACTAGGAATAGTCAATGCAACATTTGTACATATTCAACCGTCCGCAAAATGGAGTCAATTCTCCATGTGAAATAGCCGTAGAGGGTGGCAGGTCAGATGGACGGTCTGCCTCTATTCAGCCGATAGAACCTGACGGAAGATGTTGGTCACAGTCTGACCTGATGGCTAACGGTGTAGCTTTTGGAGATAGAGGGTTGTAGGGAGAAAGAACCTTTGCAAAGCATCTGGTTGTTGTTTCCGGTTGTCGCTCCATTTTGGCGTGGGGGCCTCAAACAATTTATTTGTTTGAGGGGGGGAGTTAGGGGGATTATAGGGGGTAATAGGGGTTGTAGGGGAAAGAGGGGGAAGAAAGGGGGGAAGATTGGCTGTTTTTGCGCTGCACCACCACATGGCACTGATAGTCGCAGCCGTTTCGTCTCATGTGGTTCGCTTTCGTCTCAATCAGCCCTGCGATTAGACGATTCTTTCTCAAATTCAGACCTTGCCGTTTCACCCTGATAAATAACAAGAGAAAAAAGCACGGAATAGTCGCAGAGGGTAGTTTTACCACCTGACACCATTCCATGCTTTTCGTTCCGTTTGTTGATTGGAGATTTTGGCGGAGATTAGATTTTACTCTCTGCTTGCATCTTGCGCATACGCTCCGCAGCCGCTTCTTTCTGTTCATCCGTCATAATTCTCGTGGTCGCAAACCGAACAAGACGCTTGGGCATCTCATACCACTTACTGTCCTTGTCCTGCTTGACCAGCTTGTACGACATAGGCTCCCGCTCGCACAGCTTGTCGAGCTTACGCATATACACCGGGTCAGCTGTGTATACCGATGCAATATCCTCCGCTGCGTTGAAGTTGACAATGGTCTCTTGTTCCAGCCGAGTGATGTTCATAGTTGTTTTCCTCCGTTTGTTGATTGACGAAAAATATTTATGAGGTTCAGACGGTAACTTTATCGCCCTGACCCTATTATCTGTTTTTCTTGCCTATTCTACTGTGGCGATTGGAGCGCAGAAGCGATGTTATATGCTTTTTTGTCCAATCTGCGCAATTCAAGCTTAGTCGGAAGCAAACCACGGCAAAAGTATGCACTCCCAAAAGGAGTTCCTTTTACTGGGCTATCCATGTGTTTTGGATTCATAAAATCTATTCTCTGGTCGAAACAAAGCATTTGAACGTCATTTTTGAAAATCTCAAATCTTGTTTTCCCTTGAATGCTATTTGCCGGAAGAAGTAATGCAAATGGTTTATTTAACTCGTATGCTCTACGAAGAACAGCGTCTTTTTTGCTAAACGGCGGATTTGAAGCAAGAATGTCCCATTTTTGAGGTTCGTAATCAAAAAAGTTCTGTCCATAGTCAATATGGCTATAAATCACTTTATTCCCATTGTTTTCCAAAACACTGACAAACGCAGACCATTCTTTGTCAAACGGACACCAAATAATCTTATTGTCTGGAATAAATTCTAAGAGAGGTCTTACGGCATACCTTGGCGTATACTGTTCATCTCCGTTTTTTGAACTGTCAGATTGTAAATATCCTATATTTTCTGCCACAAGTTATCACCTCACATCCATACGCATTCTTTGAACTGCTGGGTCTCCATCTGAAACGTGATGTCCAGTGACCCTACGTTGCCCTCTTTGTTCTTTTCAAGCGCAAAATGATAATGCGGCTCTGGCCGCTTTTTCGTGGTCACGTTCTGTGCCAGCAGAATGATTGCATCTGCGTCCTGTTCAATCTGTCCGCTCTCTCGCAGGTCTGCGGCAGTCGGTGGAATGCCTGTTCTTGCTGTCTCTCGATTGAGCTGTGCAAGAGCCACCACCAGCGTTCCTGTGGACTGTGCGAATTCATGCAGTGCCATGCTGATCTCCGTGACGGCACTGTATCGGTCTTTCGCTCCGGCTTGATAGATAAGCTGCAAATAGTCGATGAACACCACTTTTGCCTGCATCCTGATGGACTGCGTTCTAATCCATCCAACGCCCTTACCGGCAGCGGAGCGGACGTACAGCGGATATTTCTTGATGGCTGCCAGTCGGTCAAGCTCGTCAATGCTGACGGTCTTGTTTTTGACCGTGTGAAGTGGTACGCCTAGCTGGTTTGCGATAATACGAGCGTAGAGGGTATCAGGGTCGGTCTCTAGGCTGAAATACGCCACCTTGCGTCCGTTCTTGGCTATTTCACAGGCAAGTTGCAGTGACAGAGCAGTCTTGCCGGCAGATGGCCTTCCGCCGATCACAACGAAGTTTCCCGGAACAAGATGCAAGTTGTTGTCCAGCACTTTAAGCCCTGTGCTGATATACTCCGGCTTATCGTCCAGCTTGCGGATGTAATTGTCTATGCCATCGCACATTGGGATGAAATCGCTTCTCTCGTTGTGCAGGTTTATGGCTTCTCCTAGCTGCTCATAGATGCCTGTCAGGTCTGCGTATCTGGTCGAGCCATCAACGATTTTGAACGCAAGTCCTCTGGCTCTGGTCAATGCTGCCTGTTCCTTGACGATTCTAGCCCAGCCCTGTATCATGTCATGGGTGACGTTTCGGATGAACTCTGCACCGAAGGCATCCAGACATTCACCCATTGCTTTCTTGCAGTTATCGTACCGCCCCATGACTTCTACCGGATTCCACTTGTCGTTGTGCTCCCAATAGCCACGAATGGCAGCGAATGTTCTTTGCAGTTCAGGGCAAAAGTCTTCAATCTCCAAGTCCTGCAAAATATCGGCGTATTCCGAGAACGTGAGGACTGCTCCCAGCAAGATGTATTGGGTCTGATTTTCAATATTCACCGCAGAAAGTCTCCTTCGTCAGGCAATTCAGCCATCGTCTGCTGATAGCCACCGTTCCAGTCCTTCACGTTACGCATCCAGTTTCGTGCAGCAGCTTTCCAGTCCTTCATGGGCGACTTGCCGACCTTCCATCCATTTGCTGTGAAGTGGTCAACAAACCGCTCTGCTTCCAGTTCCGTGTAGCCCTTTTCGGAAAAGTAGGCTTTGGCTTGTTCGATAGTCGGTGCCTTGAAGCGTTTGACTTCGTTGGTATTTTTCTTTTCACATTTTTCTTTTTTATCAGATTCAGATACAGAATCAGATACAGATAAGGCATCGTTTGCATCCATTTGCATATTTTGCATACCAGTGTATGCGTTTGCATCATTGGTATGCGTTTGTATGCACTTGCATTTTTCATCGTTCCAACGCTTATTTGCACTCCGTCTGTTTTTCTCGATTCGCTTCTGCCTTTTCTGTGCATTCATATCATCGAACGCCTTAACAACTTTCCAGAGCATCCGCATAGCACGGTCGTTGTCGTATGCTGGCTCAAGTCTGGTCTCAACGTATTGTGCATAGTTTCGGACAAACGCTCCAAATTCCTCGTCTGTCAGCTCGTCCATCGCATGAACGTGTTCCAACAGAAGAATCATTGATGTTCTAGGCTTGTGTTCCTGCTCCATATTCAATCCTCTTTGTAGCGTTTGTTCCATGCTTCGATGGCTTTTTCCTTGCCAAATGTTACAGAAGTGCTCACCCCGCATTTTCCGCAGACTACCCAATTAGCCATGTTAATGTCAAGTGGATGAAGCGCTTTTACAGTCGGCGGTTCCGCACCGCAGAACGGGCATCTCTTGAGTTCTGCCATTTTATAAATCCCTCTCTCGTTCTCATAATTCGTTTGCAACACTCATGTAGCTTTGCGCCTTTACGGTATACAGGTCGATTATGTTTCTGCTTAATGTAACCGCACTGCGTTTCGGACTGTCTGATAGCATTTGCAAGCTGTTCAAGTGATGCAGCGCATCGGTTCATTGCTTCTGTTAATGCTTCAAATCCATCCATATTTAGACCTCCTTACGCATACCATTTCGGCGCTTCATTAAAGATTTCCACGCCTTCTGTAAAGCCAAGCCTATCTAAGGTTTCGCACATAATGCCATCCATCACTCCATGCACACGCTCCTCATCATCTCCGTATGCTCTGTACGCTTCTCGCATGGCAGCCGTAAACGAGTCAATCATATCTTGCGTAATAACGATATTGTTTTCCATAAGCCCTCCTACACCATCGGAAACGCCATCCAATGCGTCACCGTCACGTCTTCCGGCAGTCTCTCGCCTATCTCGTCCCAGAACTGACCGTCTGCATAACAGCCTAGAAAGTACGCTGTTGGCGAGAAACCTTGCAACATTTTTCCATCTTTATCACGCCACATTGTCTTAGTCGCAAGCAACAAAGGCTGTGTTCGCTCTCGTGGCTGTTCGCTTGCCGGATGCCAATGTGTGTTACTCATAGGTCGCATCCTCGCTCATTTCTGCTCCACAATTCGGGCAATAGCTGAAGGTTGCATTCTGCCCTTGTTGTGCCACAAGGCAATGACTGCATTTCATCCAACTATGACCCATTGTCGACCCAAACATCCAGTGCGCTCTTTTATTAGCTTTTAATATTTCTCTTCGCTCATCGTAAAGTTCCAATAGCTCTTCCCCAACAATCGAAATCGGTTGGCGCATCTTCATAAGCTTTTTCATATCATATCGTGCAAGTTCAATGGCACGGTCTACTTCTTCTAAAGTTCTCATTTGTGTAAGCCCTTTCTCCCTTCAATCTCCATCCCACACGCCGTCAGGTCGCATCTTTGCAAACGTCAGCAGACCGTACAGCGCACGTTTGGCGTTGCCCTCTGTGGCGTTCCAGTAGTCGCTATCGTCTACATCGTCACCTAGTGCGGAGATGGCCTTTTCAAGCATCGGAATGCTCTCTGCGCCTGTTTTGCCATAGATGGAGCGGATGCCCTTGCCACCCAACACATCATCACGACGAAAGTGCTTTCCATAATTATAGGTGATATTAAGCCACAGTTCCTTTGTCCCTCCAATGGAACGAGTACCGCCAGCAACAAAGTGCATATCATCCACTTCAATCGTTTCATGCGTTACGGGGTCGCAAAGTGAAATATCATAGCTCATTTTCTCTTTTCTCCCATTCTTTGCACACATCTTCCGGGTCTGTAAAATCAGCTCTGCGCTCCGACAGGCCGTTGTAACAGACTCAAGAAAAGCTATCGTGCCATTTACAGGTGGAGCAGGACTTGTCCACAGTACGACAGAGAAGCTTTCCTTTACTATCCAGCAGGACACCGTTGCCGAGCCTCATCCCATCACTCCTATTTTCCAGTTCAAGCCTACGCTTCCTGATTTTCTCTCCCGTTGTCATACTCTTCCAGTTCCTTTCTGATTTGCTGGCGTTCAATCTGCTTTAGTCTCGCCTTTGCCAGCTTGCGGTTGTCAGCCTTTCGGATAGCCCAGTTATTGCGGTGGTTTGCCCAGCAAGCGTATCTATGGCTAAATTCGCTTTGGTCGTACCATCCCTTGCCAATAAGCCCCTTATAAGTCTGCTGACGTTTCATCTTTCTTCTCCCATTCCTTGCATCCATGTTCGTCCCACACAAAGTCTGCAACGTGTTTTGACTGGTCGTTCACGCACACGCCCTCCGGCTCTGCGTACCATTTGCAAGAGCCACAGGACGGCTCGGATTTGTTCTTGCAAGGTTCTGCCGTGCATTAAATAGCCTTGCCAGCAGAAAACTGTTTGATGCCCATGCAAGAGCAATGTTCGGCGGTGCAGTAGAAGTTCATTCCTCTATCTCCTTCCATCCGATAAACTCGCATAAGCCAATAGTGTTATTGGCGCAACGATGAATGAGAACCTTATCGTTTATTTTGAATTTTACGATAAACCCAATCTTACTTTCTCCCATTTCGTCTTCGAACATCCAATCCACAATGTCTTTATTGATTCTTACATCGTCCTCATCCGTAATGGTTGCAAAACACTGTTTGCATCTATAAAGAGCGCACTTTTTCATAATCTTTGCCCTCTCTTTCTCCTTCTGTTGGAATTGAACCGTCCGATCGCTCGCTTATACTCCTCATAGCACTCCGGGCATAAGTCGCCTGTGTCCCTGCGCCACGCCCAGCCTTTGAAGTATTCGTCAGGGTTCATCATCCTGCCGCCAAGAACTGCTCCGCAGCGGTCGCATACTCGCTTGTGGTAGATTCCTCTGTCAGTCTGCATTAGTCGTCCTCCTCAAAACTCGGCGCTACCCTTGCAACATATTCAGTTTCGGAGCCTTCTGGAAATGCAAGTTTAAGGCTTCCACCAATCGGCTGATTATGCAAAGGGTATATGTCGAGACCGTTCATTGCGACTTTCGCTGCTTCTTTTTGAGTAGAAGCGTGAACAAGTAAATATCCACGTTCTCTTCATTCAACAGGCACTTTATACAATCCCATGTTAGTCATCCTCCCCAACATCCTTGAACAGGATTTCTTTGTCCGCTTTCCAGTCTTTGATTTTGCACGGAATATGTTCCCCATCAATCAGCTTTTGTTACGACTGTATCTGCGCCATTGACAGTAACCCATCCATGCTTCAGTCTGGCTTTAGCTTCTTCCATCTGAATCAGTTCGGGAGTGATGGATTCCGACACGATACGATTGGATTCTGCTTCTGCCTGTGCTTCGATCACTTTCACATCGGCTTCCGTCTGAGCCTTCACCTTGTCCGTCTCAGCCTGGGCAAGAGCAGTCTGCTTGTTCAGTTCAGCAATCTCTGCGTCCTGTTTTGCTTGTTCTTTCGCTCTAATTTTTTCAGTGAGAGTATCATCCAATTCCACGTCAATCACGAGGGCACTCGAAACGTTGATTCCGTATTCATTGGTAAGTTTTTCATTCAAATAGCTTGTGATTGCATTGTTTACTTCCGTTTTCTTTTCGGAGTAAATGTCCATTACAGAAAACTGTGGCGTAACTTCCTTGACGTAGGCGATAATGCTGTTCTGAATACGGCTTTCGACAAGCGTTTCACCATCCATCCCATTAAAACGGCTGTAAAGTTCAACAACACGGTCTGGAATGAAGTTATAATTTACGGTAAGGTTTACTCCAACCATTCCACCGCTTGCGGGGGCATCAATGTGCCAATCTGCGTGTTCCTTTGCGTTATAATCTGCCGGGTCATCCGAAAAAATAAGTTGCTGCTGGCTGATAGGAAACTTGCTAACGTGTTTCATGGGAGAAAGAAAGTGCCAGCCCTGCGACAAGGTGTTCTGCTCAACGCCTCGTGCCGAATAAACAACTCCAACATAACCAACGGGCACTCTCTCCAAACATAGCAAAAGAACCACTGCAACAAAAAACGCTGCTACAACAGAAGAAATAATAGTTGCTACCTTTTTCATGTTTTACTCCTTATCGTTAAAATTGTTGATAATCAAAAAGGCGACCGCCCAAGATAATAAAAAGAAAGCGATGAGTTCTTTCACTCCTCTGTCACCTCTTTATACTCTACGTCAATCTCCTTCGGCAAAGTCGTCTGATACTTCTGGGCAAGCTGCTCTACGCTTTGGGCATCGCCCAGCGGCTGTTCCGGCGGGGCAACGGTGACTTCTACGTTGTCACGCATACCAAAGTAGTTCTTGGCTCGGAAAATCCACTCTGCCGGGTTCTCCTGACCGTACATACCGTTGTATGCCCACATGGACTGCATTTGCAGAATCAGTTTTAGAATGTACTTCTGCTGCAAGCTGTCGTCACGGCGTTTGCCTGTCATAATCTGTCTCAGGCTAGGCCATTCAATGCCCAACACCAGTGCAATCCATTCTACAACAGGGGAGATTCTAGCTTCGATGCAAGCATCAAAGAAGAAGTCAAGGCGCTGCTGCACTTCAATGGGGTTGTTCATGTCCACGCTCGGAAGGTCGCCAAAATACTTGGCTGCAATCATGCCGATGATCTTCTTGTCCTCTTCATCACCGATTCTCGACTGCAAATCTCCTGTGTTCATCATCTTCGACTTCTCGATAGCTAACTCTTGCTGTTCTTTCACCTTTTTACTCACCTGTGAGCGGATAGATTTCCGTTTGTTAAGCATCTGTTGTTTCTTCTTCTCACGCTCTTTTTCACGTTTCGCAGCGGCTTCTTCTTTTGCCTTTTGCGCTCGCTTCTCACGCTTTTTCTTTTCCGCTTCGGTCAACGGCGGTCTGCCACGACCACGCTTCGGGGGTGTTGCCATGTATCAGACCTCCTTTGGCGGTTCTGGAAGATACGCCCAATGAGTTACATCTCCAAATACAATGTACTCGTCGCGCTCTTGCCATAATCCGTCATAAGATAAAAATGCAATTTCAATTCCGAACTTTTCTCTTTTTACGAGAACTTCTTTGTCTTTTTCTGGTAAAACTTTCTTGGCATCAAACCATATATTGGCGGGCTCAGATTTTTCCAATATGTTGGCTAAATCTAAAAACACATCTCCAATGCTATTTCTGATTTGTCCTTGTATGTATACGAGGGGGTTTTTGTTATTCAAAAACGACTTTGCTTCATTCTTTTTGTCAGCACCAACAATTTTCCACGCCACAATGATTGGGTCAACATCAACCAGTTTCACACTCTCACCTCTTCATCTTTGCTTCGATGTTGTCTAGCTTCCATGCGATTTGCCAGACTGCACAGCAACCGTCCAACTGCCGCCACCAAGCACACTTTTCTTTTTCGCAGACGCACCGACCAAGCGGATTGCTGGTTAACTTCATCGGGCAGTAAAGTTCGTTGTCCATTAGTACTCCTTTTCGATATGAACCCTTGCAACGCCGACCATCGCATCATCGGAGCAGCTCATAATCCTGCCGTTACGGAGCGACACGCAGTTATATATAGTGCCGCCGCAAAAGATGGGACTGCACGTAATCTCACTTGTCTTCATATTAAGTTCGCCTTTGTAGTAAAACGGCTCTCCTTCCTTGAGCGAATCAAAACGAACTCTCTGTTTGCCATGCTCTCCACGAATTTCCATGCTTTATCTCCACCCCATCACAACAGCCGTACAAACGGCCAGACACACGTTGACGAACGCCCAGACGAGCATTGCCTGACGTTCCTCAAACAGGTTGTCTACCATGCCCTTGATTGTCCGTTCGGACTGAACTACTACCGCCAGCAGGACTAAGCAGACCAGCCAGCGAGTTGCAAATTCAAACATTGTTATCCTCCATCAAATCGTACCAATGCTCTGACAGCCTTGCAGCGCCCTGCAACCGTGCGATAGCAAGTTGTTCCTTATCCATTAGCTCCACCTTTCTCTCAACTCTTTTTCGACCTGTTCTGACTTTGCTGTGATGTAATCCGCAAACTCGTCAGGGGTCATGTTCTCTTCTTTGAATTTGCCGACCATCTCCCAGTACCTGTCACCAATGCAGATGATTTTCTGCACCTGTTCATCGGTCAGGTCTGCATCGCACCGAAGGTTCTGAATCAGTGCGCCCCATGTGGCGGCAACGCCATCCAGAGCCATGCGAAAGCCGTACAACTGGTTCTGTCGTGCGATTTTGCGGAGGTTGGTCAACTTGACCTGTTTGCCACACAGAGGGCAGTTTCCAAATTTATTCATCCGACTGCTCCTTATTGGGGAAAAGCTCAAATGTAACTTTCAACTTCTTGTTTCCAATAACGCCCCACATCTTTTCGAGCTTCGTTTTGTCGGAACGCTCCATTTCAGTAATAAAATGAGACAGAACAGCGGAAACTGCTTCATCGGTCACATTAGACTTGCTTCTCCATAACTGTAATCCATCTTTCCGCTGCTTCATCATCGTTCCGGCATAGATGGTTCCGAATAGCCCACACCCAACATGATATTCAGCCATTTTTATTCTCCTTTGCTTCAAGGCGAGAGAGCCAACGTTTGTATTTAGCGTCCTCAATTTCAAGTTCTGCGTCCCAAAATTCGCATTCGGAATCGAGATCATCTCCAAACCAAGCATCGCATAAAGCTTTGACTGCGTTATTTATGTCTGCAATTTCTTCCGTCAAATTCGCTTCACACTCTGCAACGCTCTTCGGTGTCGGGTTCATTCCGTCCAGTGCCCGTCGCAGTTTCAATGCAGCTTGTGCCAGCTCGGATGCTTCTTCTGCCACCTGCGCCAAAATTTCGGTCTTGGGCAGAATGTCTGAAATTTTTTTACTCACTTCTGTTCTCCTTTCAGCCAGTCGTTGAGCGCAGCCATGCAAGAGGGGCAAAGAAGAATACTCCACCCTTCTTTCCCGCCAATTATTGGCCGAACTTCAATTTTTCCATTCATTTTGTTCCATTTGTTCCATTCTTCAAGCGTATACGTTTCGCCACACCTATCGCATACCATTGTCATTTTCTTTCTCCAATCTCTTTAATAGCGCATCCACGTCATACCGCCAATGGACACGCAGCCTTTTTGCTTTAACCTCTATCCCCTCTTGCTCTGCCCACTGCCAAGGGATGCTTTTGCGACTCTCGTTGTATCGAAACGCCAGAACCTTGCTGGCAGGAATTGCAAAGGTGCGGTTGACCGCTCTGTAATTGACTATCACATGGGCGGTCTGACCGCTGTACCCCATTGCATCCACCATGTCCGTGATGTGTTTTTCCTTGTGGTATTTGCACTTTGCCTTGTCGTACTTGCCGAGCACCTTTTCCAGAGGGATAGAGGGCGTTTCAATGGTTTTTAGCTCAAACAGGTGGTTCATCGGGTATCGGTACACAAGGAAGTCGCAGATGTTGTCGATGGAAAAAGACAGGTTCTCGTTGCCACCGTAGTAGGTGGCAGCACTGTCCTTCAGGCGGTAGCACCACGCATCGGATGGAACGGATGCTTTGAAGTCTGCTTCAAACTGTTTCCCGGTGTTCATTCGTTGTCTCCCGGAATTTTAGGAATTAGCATCCAGAACTTGACTGGGTTTTTATTGTCAATCCACTTTCCGTTTACAAACTTCCTTTTCCCAATCAGATTTTCCCAGATCAAAGAATCGTAAACAGCAAGATAAATTCCATCTTCTTTCGGTTGTTTGTCTTTTACATTTGTCCACGCAATTGATGGAGCGTTTTCAAGCTGTTCGGCAAGTGCCAAAACAAGGTCAGAAGCGGCGTCAAGGGCAACACCTTTATTGTATTCAGAGTAAATTCTGCTGTTCATAAGCGCTTTAGCTTTGGCTTTTTTACTGTTCCCGGTTTCCTTCCACCATTCAATAATCGGCTCTACGTCAACAAGTCTCATCCTCGTTCACCTCTAAATTCACTTCCGAGATACCGCTTCTTACCACGCTCCCGGTGCTTATCCTCGTAGTCACGGTGGTATACGCTCTGGCTGTGGTTCAGCTCATACACGAATGCCTTGCGCTCCTCGAAGTCTTTCTTCTCTGCCTTGTACTTCTCGCAAGTGTCGTGGCAAGCTTGGTGGCGTGATGTGCAGTTGAGACAACAGGTAATCATTCCAATTCACCCCCAAGTATCTGCCATAGCTTTTGCAACGCCCGGAAAAGTTTTTGCACGGCTCTTTGCGCGGTCAGTGGTAAACATGCCCTTGTGCTGTTCACTATGCTTGTGCGAGTAGGAACCAGACGGGCACCATGTCGCGGTAGGTTCTACGATGTTTGTCGGGTGCAGCGGCGGTACACCGCGTTCCCACAGTAGCGTTTTCTTGCTGTAAGGATGTCCGTACTCGTAGGGCTGGATTGCCTGCGTAGGCTTTGGGTAATCAAAAATCTTGCTGGGGGTAGGATTCTCAATCACCACTTTTTCGCAATCTGCCGCCCACACGGCAAGAAAAAGCGCCTTGCCGCACAATCCCTCATAATACCGGGAAAGATTGAGCTTTCCTCCCTTGTACAGGTGTCTTGCTCCCGCGTTGCTCGTCTTTGTGCAGGGGACAAATGCGATAATCATGTCCCAGCGGGGCACGTCATGCACGGTTCCGTCCATGGTCACGACCTGCCCTCCCTCGATAGCCTTTAGGCAGTCACCGAGAATATGCCATTCTGGATGTCCGCCGGACGGCTCAATCAGGTCGCAGGAATAGGCTTCGTGGCCTTTTGCGCGAAACGCTTTGCACACTTCTTGCGATTCCTCGCAGGCAATCAACACTTTCATATTTCCAAACGCCCGTCCAGCCAGATAGCGCAGCTCTTATATAAGGTAGGCGGTCAGTCTCTAATGAGCCAATGGTTTCCGTTTGAATCAATCCCGGTCTTGTAATTTCGCTTTTGGCGATTGTTCAAATACGCATGATTCTTTCCTAGAAAATTTGAAGCAGCTTTTCTTGTTCCAAAATAGTGGATTTCCCCCGTTGGAGAAATAAGAGCAACTTCTTTGCTGCATTTATCGTAAAGACCTTCTTGAAATCCTTTTCTTATGTTTTCACTTCTTGTTATCCACTCCAAATTTTCAGGTGTGTTGTTTGATGGGTTTCCATCAATATGGTTTACAGTCAATTCAGGCTTGTAACCATCAACCCAAGCCATTGCAACAAGCCGTGAAACAAGCATTGTTTTGTGTGTTCTATCTTTCCAAAGTTCTACTCTCTCGTCAGTGTAGCCTTTTGAGTTTCGGCATCTTTTCTCTTTTTTAGGCTGGATAATTCTTACTTGCCAAGTCCGAACTCTGCATCCACCAGAAAAAGTCGTTTTGCCCGGTGTGCTTCTGATTCTTCCAAGATTTGATGCTTGATAAAGCCCTTCATATCCCGGGATGTCTTTCCAAAGTTCTTCCATCAGTTCCTTTCTCGCCTTTTGTCCCGGTAGCGTAACCGTTAGTCAAAAGGGAAGGAACCATCGTCGTCAATCACAGAGAAGTCATCTGCGTTTCCCTGCGAATAGTTCTGTGGTGCATCCTGCGCCCGATCGGCGGGTTTGCTGTCAGACTTGCCACCGCAGAAGTCAACTTTGTTCGCCATGATTTCCGTTGCGGTGCGGCTGTTTCCCTGCTTGTCGGTATACTTCCGGGTCTGGATGCTGCCAGTCACCAGAATCAAGCTGCCCTTTTGAAACCACTTGGAAACGAACAGTGCCGTATTACCAAATGCGGTGCAGTTAAAGAAGTCGGTTTCCTTCTGGCCGCCACTCTGACGGTCGCAGGCAATGCTGAACGTGCAAACATCCTTGCCAGACTTCGTGACCTTAGCTTCAGGCGTGTGAACCAGACGCCCCTGAATTGCGATAGAATTAAGCATTGTTTAGCCCTCCTTCGGCTGTTTCTGGGCACAGTCCCAACACAGGACACGCCCAAAGCGTTTCTTCGTGCTTCTTGCAGTTTCCAGCGGAGTGACTGTGCGGTTGTTGTACTGAATAGGCTGCAACTGCTTTCCGCAGCAAGCGCATGGGGGAATGGTTTCCGCTTCCGTTTGCTTCTGCTCAGGCTTGTTTGACCTGCTTGTAGTCTGCTTCTGGTACTCGTCCGTGTCAGCGTCCTTCGTATCGTCAATGCAAAACAAACCGTTCAGAGCGTACTTTCTGGCGTAGCTGCTTGCAGTGCCGGTAATCTGCGAATCGTCCATGCCCTTCTTAAACTCAGGCTCACGAGCGTATGCAGTCACCGTGTAGGTGGCACCATCCTGCGATTCAACCGTTGCAGTGGCTTCGATGTAGTGCCAACTGTCAACGATAACAGGTTTGTCGGAAAGCCGCAGCACAAGGCTATGCGCTTTCAAGATGGGCTTGACCGCTTCGAGAATGTCCTCGCACGAGCGGTACTTGTAGCCGCCAAATTTGTTCATCTGCCCCTTCGGGGCTTTCAGCTCTGACTGAACAGCCATCAGAGCTTCATGGATTTTGCTGTTGTCCATACGTTTCCTTTCTTTGGCTTCATTCAGGTCTGCCAACTGCGCACGGAGGTCTTTCAGCTCTGCTTCCCTGTCCTCAATCTCGGACTGCAAGTCCTCAATCGCTGCCAGCCGGTCAGCTTCTTTGGCTTCTGCCATCTGCTCGTTGGTCATAAAGTACACGCCGTCCTCCGGCTCTGTCACGCCACCGAATCTGTCAAGGCCAATCATCTTTTGGTCTCCCTCTCTTTCGTTCTTCTTTGATTTGCAGTGCGCTGTACCACTGGTCTTTGTCGATTTCAATGGTAGACCACCGGTAGTTACATACAAGGCACTTTTTTCTGCGAACGATGCTGTCGGGGGCAGACCGGCTGTCAACCGTTGTGATGTTGTTGCTACCGCACATCGGGCATTTCATTGTACATCCCTCCACTCGTTGGTGTGGCCAGGAATGCGTTTTACTTTGCGATTTTCCTGTTCAATACGTTCATTTTCAGAACTGACACCAATGGCACATAAGACGAGTGCTACGGCGAGGAAACTACACGAAAGGAAAACATATCCAAACATCGCTACTGTGCTCTGACTTTTCTGGATTGCATCGCCGCATCCTACCGAAAAGATTGCTAACGCGATTCCAAGTGTACAAAGGACATTAGCTTTCAGGCTTTTCACTCTTATTACCTCCAAAACTCAGTATCCACGCCGTAGCCATTGCCATAGATACCATGATGATTCCACGGGCGGCTGATGCTCCTACCAGAATTCCGATGTGATGCACCATCCAGAAGTTCAGCAGAAATACCGCCAAAACCACTGCCAGTGCTATGCCCCACATCAGGGCAACTTCAATAAACGCTTTCATCTTGTCTCCTTTCATTTTTTGCCATTGCAAATCACGGCTATACCATGCTTTGCCTTTGCTTTTCTGCTCCTAGCTACTCAATTCCTTAGCCTATCGTTTCTATTCTTTGCCGTTGCCTCGCCTTGCCCTGCATTGCCTTTGCTTATCAAAGCTACGCCTTGCATCCATAGCCTTTGCTGTGCCGCTCATATCGGTTCCATGCAATTCCATTGCTCGTCTGAGCCTTGCTTCGCCATGCCTTTGCAAATCTCATCAAATCATCGCATCGCCATTGCCTCACCATACTTCGCTTCGCATCGCCCTCGCTACAGATTGCCTTTCAATGCTATTTCTTTGCAGCTCCTAGTGTTTCCTTGCCTTGCCTTTGCGCCACGTCTCAAAGCCGTGCCATGGCCATGCTGTTATCAGCAATTCCGAGCTGTGCCGTTGCGGAGCGAATCATATCGTGTCTATGCAATTCCATTGCGTATCTGTTCAATCCTTTGCATTGCCTTTGATACGCGGTTCAAAGCCACACTTTTCCATTGCTTCGCCTTTCATTGAAAAGCTGTGCCTTTGCACTTAGTTCAGGATTTCGTAAGAAAAGCGCCCCTTGCCGGAGTTTAAGTCCCTCGCAATTTTACTGTAAGAAATCTTGAGTGTACGAGATGCGCTACGGATTGAATTGTATTTTTCCCCTGTTTTAATATCCTTTATTGGTTTGCAGTGTGAATAGGCATAATTTTTGGGAATGTACCCATCTTTCAGCGCTTCTTTTATACGATTTTCTGCGTACTCCTTTCCTTTAGTTTCAGTCCATACTTTCAGAGATCCTCTCGGTATACCGGTTTCTTTTTCCCATTCTGCACATGGAAAAGATTTTCCATTTACAGTCAAAACAATTGTGATTCTGCGGTTGTTGACATTATCTTGACGAGTTGCCCACCTACAATTTTCAGGACAATAGTTTCCATTGTTATCGATTCGGTCTAAATCAAGTCCTTTAACCCATCCAGACGATAATGCCCATTCGCAAAAAGGCTCAAACTTCTGCCATTTGTTGCAAACTTGTATTCCTCTGGCTCCGTAGTTTTTATACGCAGAGCATTTTGGGTTCTGTGTGCGTTGTTTCATAGACTTCCACGCCCAATAGATTTCCTTATTTGCCTGTCTTAGCGTTTTTTCTCTCATTGTTTCCACTTATGATATTTCCTTAATCGTTCAAAATATCGTATGTAAACTTCCCGCGCCCACTGTTGCGCCACTGGCCGATACCACGCAAAGCGCCGTAGTCCAGCCATTCACGCACGACCTTCTCGTGAGAATCGTCCAGAAGAACGATTTCAAACTCGCAGGTCGAACCAGCGGGAATCTGCTCGCTGTTGGCAAGACTGACGCGCTCGCCCTGCGCTGTCTGTGCGCGGAGTGGGCGCTGGCACTCGGTAATCTCGCCGTTCACATGAATGGGAATCATGCGGGGCTGAACGAAAATCAACCCATCAATGACCTTCTTGTAGGCCGTCAGCTTGCCGCTTTCGTTCACGGCCTTCTTCTTGCCAGTTTCGGTCTTGCCACCGATACGACCCAGCATACCGCAAGAATCCTTGAAGAAACCCTTGATCTGGTAGTCATACAAGATGGGTTCGCCGTTTTCGTTGCGAGGGAACACGGTCATGCCCTTATCTGCCACAGCATCAGCGCCTAGAGCAGAAACCTCGTCCTCGATGGTATTTGCATCCGGGGACTTGCTGGCGATGAACTCGCGTGCAATGTTCTGATTGCTAGGCCATGTGCCGAGAACTGCTTCGGTGAATGTGATTTTTACCTTGATTTTTTTCATTTTTGCTCACTCTTTCTTTCTCGATGCGTTCTAGCCGGTCTTTCTCCCGGCTGTGCCAGCGAATTTCTCGCTTGCCGTAGTATTTACCGTTCATCAGGGGCCTTCACCTTTCCCTGTGCAAGTAAAGTACTGTAATGGCCGTAGCTCATGCCATATCGTTTTGCGGCATCGTTCATCTGTCGCACGGTATACTTTGGAGGCTCGTGCTTTTGAGGTCTCGCACGCTCTAGCTCCTGCACATCCCAAGTAATTTTGAACTCACCAGATGCTTTTAGCTCATTCAGCTCTTTTTGCTTTTTGGCTTTGTACTTTTTGGTCAAAGCCTTGTTTGCATCTGCTGCACATTCAGGGTGATACTTCTGAGACCAGACCTTCCGAACCATTGGCTTCTTGCACCAAGCGCATAAAGCCGGTTCCGGCTTAGCCTTGATTCCTTTCTTTATAAGAGCCTGCCGTTCTCTGCGAACAATGATTTTACATTCTTCACAGTATTTCTTGCACGGATTTACAAGGCCAAGAAAGACACCGCAGCGCTCACAGTACTTTTCTTCCACGCTGCATCTCCTCTTTTAGCCTGGCTTCGCGATTGTGGCGTTCAAAGCACTGATTGATGGTTTTCTCCATCCAAAGCACCTTGTTGGCATCGTTTCTGGACACGCCAGCTGCCATTGCCAGCTTCAGTCTGCGCTTGCGGCTTTGCGCCTTACGAAATTTCGTCACCAGCACTCACCAGCCTTTTTAATGATGAACGCGGGCACGTTTCTGCCGGTAGCCCGACACAGGCAGACGCACTTGGCAACCCAAGTATCAAAAGAAGCAGAAGGGATGCAGCACGTTGCATTTCGCTTAAAACTTTCATCATCCGGTTTACTAAGCCAAATAGAAACCGCCTTGTAGCAGTACGCTTCCGTGACTCTGCACCATTCAATGCTGTACCCATCCAAGCACAACTGCTCCATAATCTTCATTGCCAGATGCTTCGCTTCGGCAATTTCATCTTCTGCCCACTTGAGCTTGTCTGCTTCGTAGACCTTGACCGCTTCGTCAATGGCAAATTTCGCATCGTCCGGGTGCTCAAGGTCTACCTTCAATGTCAAAATCTGTTCCATGTTCAGTCCTCCTTCTGCTCAATCTCCAGAATCTTGCAGATGCTCTGAATAATCTTCTCCGGCTTTCGCTCACCACGAAGAATCTTGTAGAGGTACGAATCATCAAGGAACAATCCAGTATCGCTTTGAACCGCCTGAATCAGCTCCGTTTGCTTCATACCTCGCTGCAACAGCTTCATCTTCACTTCCAGCTCAAAGCCAGAACGGAAGTTTTCTTTCAAAATTCCACCTCCATTTGCTAAAATCTATTGACAAGTACGGAAAGCTGTACTAATATAAGGGTGTAGAGAGTTTATATTGTACAGTGTTCTGTACTGCCCATGTCTGTATTATAGTACAGGCATCTGTACAAGTCAACTCTTTTGTACAAAATTCTGTGCATTTGTATACTTGCACAAATATGGGAGTGTTCTTATGTCGGACTTGTACAGCAACATCCACGCACTCTGCGAAAAAGAGGGCATCAAAGACGGAACCCTTTGTGCCAACATCGGGATTCGCCGTAGTTTTCTTTCCGAGCTGAAAGCCGGGAGAACCAAGAGCCTGTCCGCAGAGGTTCTTTCTAAAATTGCAGCCTACTTCAACGTATCGGTAGACTACCTTCTCACTGGCAACCAAAAAGAAAACCCGCCCCAGCAGCCGCAAAGTGAAGTTGATGCAGCAGTGGAGCGGATTAGAAAAAAGCTTGAATCTATGCCGACAGCGCAGCGTGAAGCGCTGATGAACCTGATCGAGAAGATGTGAGGTAAGCCCGTGTATTACTTGTTGTGCGGCTGCGCCTTTTGCTTTTGGTTCATGCAGGCCTTGTTAAAAGGCAATGACCGTGTGCTATATGGCAACAGCAGAAAATATCGTTACCGTAGAAACCGAAAAAAGAAATGGTTCTGACCCGGTAAAATAAAAACCCCTTGTGCCGGGCTGGTGTAGCTCTGCGCAAGGGGTTTTCTGTTATTCTAGGCCTAAGGCTTGCTCCGCTGCCGGAATCTTATCAGGGTGTTCCAGCAGCCATGCGATAAACCTGTCAATCTTAGCTCTTTCTTGTTCGCTCATTGCAGCATATCCTCCCGATCAGTAAATACGAATGTTCATTTGATATGATTATACATCTTTTGGTTGTGTAGTCAATGCAATTTGAACAACTTCGCAAAAATCGAACGTTTTCTTCACATCCGTTACTTTACATCGGGGAAGCCACGAGCGTTCAAGTCAAAAGGGACAACGCCTATCCATTTTTCCTCCAATCACAGCTCTACGAGCTGTCCGTCAATGCGTTCGATGCTGTCTGCCGGGTCTCGCCCATCGTCTAAGGCGGCTACGGCGCGTTCCAGGATGCCTTTTGCTTCGAGGTAAGCATCTTTATCAGCTTCATACCCAGAAAGGCTCAGGACAAGCTCCAGCGTCCGTCTGCGGGCGTATGGGACAATCAGAGCATCTACAGTTCGGTTCATTAGCTTTCCTCCCATGGTTCAGGTGTGTGTGGCTGCCCATCGGTAACGCTGGCGGGCATTCCGTCGATGATCGGCATACGTTCATGGTTCCAGATTGCAGTTTCTTTCATTTTGTGTTTCCTTTCTATTTGGAATTTTTTGACAATACAGTTATAACACAGGCTGCTGTTGGTTCTCCATAGCAGCTTTTTCCATTTTTTGGCTTGTCGAATCCGGCAGTTTTGCAGAATTTTGTTGAAAGGGCGTGAATTTATGGATGAATATTTAGTAAGAACGGCCAAAGCATTAGAGATGGCACGGATGCACTCTGGTCTAAGCCAGCAGAAGCTGGCGGCACGGATGGGCATAAATCGTGGCACGGTCGCCAATTGGGAGCAAGGCCTGGCAGCTATTTCCCTGCCAACGGCTATGCGCTGGTTTACCTGCTGTGGTGTATCGGCGGCTCGATACATGGACGCTTGCATTTACCCGGGGCTGCTGGAACATTTGGAAGATGACCTTCCTGGTCTGGAGAGGCGGCAGATTCTCATAGATGCTATGATGGAATGTTCTTCCTACGAAATAGATGCCTTGTTGTACATCCGGTACGGAGATCACGGATCAGACCATATGGGTGTGCTGACGGAGGTTCTGGCAAACCTCCACACACCGTTGAAGGACAGGGTCTCTGTTTGCCGGATGGTATCGGGCAACTACGAGATAGCGCAAGCTACCGGAACAGACCCAGACCCGAATGGAACCGCCCCGAAGATGGAAATTCTCTATCAGGCACAGGACGCTGGAACGGAAGCTGCTATGAAGTCCAACGATTCTTATACCGTGAATCCAAATAATATAACTGGCTGATTGTCGAATTATCGCAGTTTTTGAAGAACATTTTGTCCACTTTTTGTACACCTATCGGGCAAATTTACCTTGTCAATCCGTCCCCCATAGGCTGTAAATCGACAACATTCGCGCGGAATAAATAACGGATTATCGTGAATATATAGCTTGCAATTAAGCAACTCGTCAATCCGTCCCCCATAACACCGGTTCAAAAGTTTTTTATCCACTTTTTGTATACGTTAGATAAGACTAATCATAGCCGGAAAGACTTTATTCAGCAAATGGGAAGTTGAGTTATCAACAAGCTGGAATGGAAAAGCAAAGAAATTGTTGAAAATTATCGTCATCGCCTATTTAACGATGATATTTAACCTCTTGTTTATTTCTTGTTTAATATATAATAGGTAGATGGGGGACGAAATGACAAAGCATGGGGGACGTTTTGACAAGTCATGGGGGACGTTTTGACGAACCTATGGGGGACAAAAAGACAAGTCACGGGGGACAGAATGTATTGACTTGTCCCCCTACCTGTGATATACTGATTTTAGCCTAGAAAAGGAGGCGAACAGATGCCAAAAATATCTGACAACAACCTTGTTGAAAAAAGCAAATCTCTTGTGTGGGCAAAGTTCAGGGACTACACGGCAGGTGAGCTTCGGTTGCTAGAGGTTTACTTGTCAAGAATAAATCCGAGAGACCCAAACAGCAGCCGTGTGGAGTTCTCGTTGGCGGAATATAGGGAGCTTCTTGGGCTGAAAAGCCTTGATGCACGAAGGATTGAGCCGCAGATCAAGCACTTTCTAGGTAATACAGTGTCGATTCCCATTGACAAAGAGAAGGGCACGTTTGAGAGCTTTGTCCTTTTCACAAGGGCAAAACTGGACTATGTACCCGAAACGAGGTCTTATGTTGTGGCAATCACTTGCAACCCTGACCTTCGCCCCATCTTTTTTGATATTGCCGAAAGCGGCTATGTTCGGTATCGGCTGCGTTACACGTCACGGATGAAATCACAATACAGCATTCTGCTTTACTCGATTCTTCGTGACTGGCTGAACATGGACAGCAAACCGCATGAAATCAGTCTGAAGAAGTTGAGAGAGCAGCTCGGAGCAATGGAAGCCAGCTACGATGTTTATAAGAACCTTCGCAAGCGAGTGCTTGACGTTGCAGTGGATGAAATCAATGCTGTGTCTGACATTGTGGTGACCTATGAACCAGTTCTTGTGGCACGAAAGGCTGTGGCAGTCAAGTTTAAGCCCAAAATTAAGGCGTATGAGACGCTGATTGAAGCTCAGGCAAGCGAAGTATCGGCTGAACCTCAAAAAGCCGCCAGAAAGCCCCGCAGAAGCGGATACGAGCATTTTGACTGGTCTGTGTGTGACGAGTTTGAAAAGCAAGACTGCATTGACGTGGCAAAAGTGGTTGAGAAGTGGATGAAGAAAGAGCATCCAGAAATCAAGCTACCAAGACGCAGAGAAGCGGTTTACGATACAGTGAAGGCAGCGTATAAGGACATCCTATCTTTGAACAGAACGCCGTTTCCCGACAGACCTGTTGGCTATCTGATTAGAAGCGTAGACAAAGCGGGTATCGTAGACAAGTATATGCCAGCGTTTTATTCCATTGAAGCGTTGCAAAAGTAGTCAGATGTAGCACATTGAGCAGATGATGCAGAAAGGAGAAAGAATGGAATGGATTAGTATGAAAGACAGGCTACCAGAAGAACCGGGAACGTATCTTGTGTCTTGCGTTTCTAATGGGCCTTATTTCTGTGGAACGCATACGATTACGGCTCAATGGAATGGGAAATGTTGGTGGAGGACAAAATATCAGAAATTCACCCATTGGATGCCGATGCCAGAACCAGTGAAAGAATAAAGAAAGAGTGATAAAATGGCAAAAATTATAGCTGTCGCCAACCAGAAAGGCGGCACAGGAAAGACTACCACAAGCACCTGTCTGGCTGGTGCGTTACAGTTGCTTGGCAAGAAGGTGTTGCTGGTGGACTGCGATGCCCAGTGCAACGCAACGGACACCTACGGCGCACAGACAGAGAACGTGTGTACTCTGTTCGATGTAATGACCCGGCAGGGTACGGTAGAGGAAGGAATCCAGCACTGTGAAGCTGGTGACATTCTGCCGTCAGACAACGCATTGAAGGACATTGACGAGCAGCTTGTCCGAGACATTGGTAAGAACTTCCGGCTGCGTGAAGCGCTGGAATCCGTGTCTGCACAGTACGATTACATCGTTCTTGACACTCCTCCGCAGCTTGGTCTTGCGCTTGTAAACGCTCTGATCGCCGCCAACAGCATCATCGTTCCCATCACAGCAGACCGCTACGCACTGGCTGGTTTGAGCCAGCTTTCGCAGACCATTGTCGATGTTCGCAGATACTTCAACCCGACTTTGAAGATTGAAGGTCTGCTTCTGAACCAGTACAAGAGCCGTGAGAACCTGTCCAAAGAGGTCGTGGAGCAGCTTCCTGTGATTGCACAGAGCATGGGGACAATGCTGTTAAACGTGAAGATTAGGCCGTCTATGGGCGTTCGAAAGGCGCAGGCAGAGCGGCACAGCCTGTTTAACGGTGACACGGCAAAAAGTACCAGCGCAGAGGATTTCAAGGCGTTGGCGAAGATGATTGTAGAGGGAAAATAAAAATGGCTAAAAAGAAAACTGAGAATGTTGTGCGTCCAATTGCACATTGGGAACAAGCAAATTACAGCTATGTGGACTTAGACAACGGCGGCGTACGGGTAAAAGTGGCCGGTATTGGTTGCTCAAACTGCATGGCGAAGTTTAGGAAAAATTTTATGTGGGCAATCAATTTCTGCCCTAATTGTGGAGCTCGAATGGAGGCTGTAGAGGAATGAAGTCAACCAGCAAAAAAACATCCGGCTTGTTGGGAGGGTTTGACTTCCAGCCTGTTTTTTCGGATCAGACATTAAGCCGAAGTGAGCCAAAGGAAGAAGAAGTAAGCCAAACGAAGCCGAATAATGCCGAACAAGCACAGATTAAGCCCAGTGAAGCCACAGACAGCCATGCACAGCCGAGTGAAGCAGAATTAAGCAGTATTAAGCCGAAGCAAGCCAAAGACAGAGAAACACAGCCAAACAATGCCGTAGTAAGTGAAAGTAAGCCGAAGAAGCTGAAACAGGCGAAAGAAGTTCAACGTCTTATCGAACAGGGCGATATTCCCGGTGCACTAGCAGAAGCTGGCTTGAAAAAGAAAAAAATCCCGATGCCGGAATCGCATCAGGGCGTTGCAAGCGGTGACGGCAAGCGTTCTAAGCGCATTACCATCCTTATGAGCGAGGAGGAACGCAAGTACATCAACCGTGAAGCCAGACGACACGGAATGACAATTGGACAGTTCGTGTACGCTTTGGCTGCTGCGGCGGCAGAGGGTAAGATTGAACTGGAGGATTTCTTGGAGGATTGATGTAGATTTGGATAAATTAAACAGAAGATTGCTGAAAGAAAAGAAGAAAGAACACAAGACCACAAAATACTATCATTACAAGGATATGGACATTAAAACACCTTATTGGTTTCTATATCCGCTTCTTGTCGTTATCTATTGGGTCGAAAGATTATGTGTTACCGCCGAGAAGGTTCGCCGTAAAAAGTTGAACAAGTGGAGCGACAAGCGAACCGAACGTATTTTAAGGCACGCATTCCCGAAAGCGTGTACAGTGAATACTTCGGATAATAGCTTTTACATCACTTGCCGAGATAATGCGTATCTTCTTCACTGGTCGGTTTGGAGTAAGCCATGGGACTGGTATTACTGCAACCTCTACAACGTTGATATTCTGAACTATCTCGCATGGAACTTTGAAATGCCTGGATATGTAAAAACAGTCGAAGAAGAAGAAAGCTATCCCAATAACTGGATTACTGTTATATTCAAAAAAGATAACAGTTAAAATCAAACAACCCCCTGCAAAGCCGATAAAGCCATGCAGGGGGTTGTTTTTATTTATCTGTCACGCAGTCCCAGTAGGCATACGCCTTGCCGTCCACAGCGTCCGTGTCATCAAGGAACGCTTTTGCCATGTCAGCGTAGAAGCCCGGAGTGTCAACGGACTGGCGTTTTGCCACCTGACAATAATCCGAGTACATCATGTTCATGACAGCCCAGAAATCATTCGGGTCACAGGTGATATTCCGCTGTTTGGCAACGTCCTGTGTCTGTTCCAGCGTCCAGTGGCAGCCCTTTGTGCCGTCAGCATTCACCATGCTGTCGCACCATTCCTCCGCTTCATCGTGGGTGAGGTGCTTGCGCGGCATCTTGATAGAACGGCTGTCCGCACCGCCATGCTCATACTGCCCAGACCGCTTGTCCCAGTCTCCGTTCTGCGAGAAGCCAATTTGCGGCATCTTGCGCCCATACTCTACGTCAGGGTAGCGGGGGATAGGGTAGGGGTCAATGTAGCGGTTCTCCTCCTGCGGATAGTAAGGGTAACGGTCGTTGCCATCTTCCAGCTTGCGCAGACGGCGTTCTAGCTCACGCTCCCTGCGGTCACGCTCTTCCTCAAGGCGGTCACGCTCCGGCTCGCGGTCTTTGTCGTGGTCGCGGAGCATCATCATGCGGCGAAAATTAGTCTTGCCCATAATCTAACACCTCCTCAAGAAATAGACGCAGGCGCACCGGCGTGGGAGCGGCAGAAGCAGCCAAGATACTTAAACGTGCCGGTGCCGGTTGCAGACGTTGCCACACGAGTAGCATAGCGGGTGCGGGTGTGGATGCTCTCGGCGGTCGCCTGAGCGCAGTTGCAGTCGGTCAGAGGGTATGCGGTCGTGCCTGCACCTATGGTAATGACCACAGGGGCGTTGATGGTGGTCGTGTCCGGCAAGCTCTGGGCAACAACAATGCAATATTTTTCGCCCGCTGCGTAAGACCCGGCAGGGATGTTAATGGTCAGCGTGTCGTTGGCGAACGTGACTGCCTGGCTGATGACCAAGTGCGGGCAGAGTTTGCAGCTTGTTTTGCAAGCCATAGTGTTTTCCTCCTATAAAATCAGGGGCAGAGGTGTCTTACCCCTGCCCCGATGGTTCACCCGGTGTTATCGGGGAGTGTGTAGGTTAGCAGCCGCAGCAGCAGTTCACGCCCACGTTAGGGTTTGCCACCTGATAAGCGGGAATCGGACGAGGATTGACCCGATTAAGGATGGTATCGGTCTGCTGGGACATCACAGTGGTCAGAAGCGCATTCTGACGATCCTGAGAAGCGGCGAACTTCAGGTTCTGATTCTCAGCGGTCAGAGTGGCAATCTTATCCTGCGTGAAGTAGTCCATCATGCTGCGGAAATTGGCGTTGCAGTTGTCCACGATGGCACGGGCGTTGTCTGCGATAGCCTGACGGGTAGCGCAGTCCTGCTGTGCAATGGTGTACTTCAGGTCGCCGATGAGCTGCTTGTTCTCGCAGCAGCAAGATGCCAGCTGCGTGGAAAGTGCGGTCTGACCCGCCTGCCGTGCGTTGCCCTCCTGCATGATGGCGAGGCTGATGGCGTTGTCGCCGTTGGACACGCTGCGTTCCAGACCGTTCACGAGCTGTGCGTTCTGGTAGCCGAGCTGACAGATGGCGCTATTCACGCCCGCAAAGCCGTTTGCGATGTTGGCGTTCACGCCGTTCATCTGCACCAGCTGGTCATAGCCCAGAGAGCAGATGCCGCTTTGGATGCCAGCCAGAGAACGGGAAGTGTCCTGCTGGTAGAAGCCCTCCGACAGCGCCGCACGAGTATCTGCACCGCCCTGACCGGTTGCGCCAGTGCCGACCAGATAGGGGATGTAGCTGTTCATGCCGTTGTCACCACCGTTTCGACCGTAGCCGTTTGTACCCCAGCCGAAGATGATGGCGAGGATAATAACCGCCCACAGGCCTTCGTTGCCGAAGAAGCCGCCGTTGTTATTACCGCCGTCCTGCCCAGCCAGATAGCCAGTTGCAAAATCGTCCATAACAAAACTCCTTTCAGTTTTGCGTTATGCTATCCCACCGCCGTGTGCGGTGGGCGAAGCCAAATAAAAGCGGTTTTTATCAAGTCCGCAAAACTGAGAAGCGTTTCGCTTAGAGGGATGCGTTATCGGGGCAGCGTCAGGTTCAGGACGCTTGCCAGCTGGTTCAGGTCAATGCCACGCTCTTTGGCGAGGTTCTGTGCCATCATCCTGAGCTGCGTTTCGTTCTTGCCCTGAATCAAGTTCAAACCCTGCATGATGGGGGCATTCTGCCCGCTTAACTGCTGGATAAGCCCCATAGGGTTCTGCCCGGCACGAGCAAGGTTTGCAAGCTGCATGATGGGGCTGTGCGTAATCACATCAAACGGAGAGGACATTGTTATTCTCCTTTCTTTGCTGTGGCAGTAGGCTTGGAAAAGCTCTTCTGCCACTTTTCCAGTTCATCCAGCCTGTGGACGAGGGCGTTATACTCCTCAATAGGCACATACTGCTGTGTCGGTGCAGCAGTCTGCTGTGCCTGTTGCGCTTGTATCTGCCGCCATGCTTCCGGGCTATAGAACTCCTGCACATAGGATTCGCAGGTGTCCGGGTTCAGCCGCTTGCAGTAGATTACACCGCTGCGCAGGTCGGGGCAGTAGGTCGGTCTGCCGTACAGGTCAGACGGTATCGCCAAAAACTCTTCTCTGCTGGAAACAGGTCTACCAAGCAACCAACCTCCGTCTTGTGCCGACTGCTGAACAGGCTGCTGCCCATTCATCGGCTGCGGACGCTGCGGCTGTACCTGTTGCATCTGCGTATTTGGCAGGGGAGTGGCAAGTCCTACTGTACCCATGCCGCCGTAAGGATTGACAGGCTGTTGCGGAACATAGGGCGCTCCGGGTGTTGGGTAATAGCTCATGGTTCATCCCTCCTATTGCTTTCAGTGTACCGAACTGGCAGAAAGTAAGAGACAACGAAGGTACAACGAAGGACAAAAAGATTGATTAGAACTTGATTAAAGATTAATTTGAACTAATACAACTGATACAAAATAGACAAAAAAGCAAGGCATAGTTTGGTGGCTATGCCTGTATCAACTGTATTAGTTTTGTGATATAATCAGTACAACAAAAAACGAACGGAGGAAACGAATATGGAAAACACTACCATCCGTAATCTCGGCAAGCTGTACCGCTTGCTGGACGAAGCCTGCACCCCTGACCATGTAAATCAGGCAGACCTTGACAACGCAACGAGGTTCCCTGTGCGTGGCGTGACGATGAAGATTACGCTGGCGCACAAGCTCCATAAAATGACCCCGGAGCTTGACAATGCCTGCTCCTACGTCCTGAAGGACGTTGACATTGAGGATGCAGAGAAAAGCTATTCGCTCAAGGCGTTGCCGATGGAACAGCAAGGGTTGTTCTTGATTGGGTATAACTCGCCCGATTACAAGACGCTTGGCGTGTCTGCCGTCAAAATCAAGGCAGCCAGAGAAAGCGCAGGATTAACCATCCGGGCCTTGGCAGAAAAAACCGGGCTGTCCACTGCAACCATTCAGCATGCAGAGTCCGGCAAGGCAGTCTCGAGAGTGTCTACCCTCGAAAAGATCGCAGCCGCTTGCGGCGTTACCATCGCCGATTTACAGGGATGAGCCGCGCGATAAAGAAAAGATGCACCATTTGCGGCAAGCCCTTCCAGGTCTATCTCAGCGAAAAAGACTGCCGGGATTCCATGTCCCAAAAATAAAAAATCCCCCGATGCTCCAAACGGAACACCGGGGGATTTGCCTATCCAAGTATTTTATCAATACCTTTCAGCCGGTAGCCTATCGCCGTCCGGCTGTAATGGGTCTGTGCTGCAATGTCCGGCAGCGGGAGCCGCTCAACGTACCGCAGTAAGGCTATCTTA